CTAGAGGTAGATCTCCCCAGGCTCCAGTTGGAGCTTTCTAAAGAGAAGGAGATATGTGCGGTTAGGCTAGAGGCTATGGTATTACGTCTTAATACTATGCTTGACCACAACAAACAGCTTGAGCTTCTTCTAAACGAATCTCTAAATGTTGAGATTACGCCCAAGGCTTTTTGGGATAGCAATGTCTTTTGGGCGGTCGCCGGATTCTTCTTAGGCTCCTTGACTACGGTAGGTATTACCTTTGCCGTAGCAGAAGCCGTGAAGTAATTATGCGCTTATCTTGAATTCAATTTCTTTGATCCAGGCATAAGTTGTCGGCTGAACGACTCCGCTACTACTTATAAAGTATAGTAACGGTATTGTCAATGAGGTTATATAATGATATTTGCCATATCATCAAACTCCGCTTCAGTAATAGTTTGATCTATTATAGCAAAATATCTGTACTTCGCAGGGTGGAAGGTATAATTGGCATTCGACCCTATAATTGACATATCAGACGATCCCGCTGAGCTTTGGGTCCCTGATGATGAATTAGATATAGAGTTGTAGGAATGGCCAGTAGCGGAACCGTCGATGCTATGTTTCCACCGAACAGTTAAGGTTCCATAGCCCGTGGCTGGGTCGATAGAATTGTTGTATATAATAGCAACTAAATAAACTCCGAAATCCAATACAGGGGTCACTGTGGTCGTGCTAGTTCCGGGAATCCCGATGGGGGTCCAGATTCCGTTTCCATCAAGGGCAACACCTCGATGTCCTTGAGCAAACCCTGTCCCTGATTCATACCTAAAGTTATTAGCGACTTCTAATGAAGAGGTGGCACCCCAATCACCCTCTAGCAAACTATACTGACCTGCTTGGAGACTGCCGGTTAACGGGGTAAACGCCATTATTATTGTACGGTCTTGATTTCTCAAATAGTTGTTATGAGGAACACCAGCAAGCTCAATATTGTCTGTGGTGGCAGCCCATGCTTGGGCGGCCATCGGGATGATGTATCCATCTAGCCCCGGAATGTCTGCACTATCAGCAACTGCACTACCTGTTACATTTGCCCCCACCTGGAATGTGCCACCCAGAGATCCAGTGTTGTTGAGGGTATCAAACTTGCATTCTATGGTGGGAGGGTTGGCCAACCCTTGCACATAATTAGATAGACTAAAAGGCCCAAGCATCACGCAATTTATGATGGAGCGATTTATCTCACCATCGCTAAACGTGGTAACAATATCAACACTTGATTCAAGATCATATATTGCGCCAGAGCCCACCGTTTGCGTTGCCGCAACTGTCAACTGAGTAGGAGAATCCACCGAGACGATATCTGTGCCTAAGTTTACCCCCTGGGGGTCTACCGTTATTGTGCCCCCCGCCTTCGCCTGTCTGATAAATTCTGTGGAGACACCAGTGATCGTAGTCCCTGACCATGTAACCAACCCACCAGTGGTGGGTAAGTTACCGGTCGCATATACAGAGTATGTTTTAGAGACATTGGTTCCAAGCTCATCCTGTAACACAACCATCGTGTCAATTTCGTAGGCCGTCCCCGCAAGTATTGGGTCATTTATCGGTGGCGCATCAACTGTGAGTTCTGTATCGGAGACTATGCCAGTAATCCCAGCCATGTCCGCACTCAAGTAGAGAGGTGGTGTTCCAATCATATCCCAGACAGCACACTCCGAAGTAAATGCTGTTCCGGTTCCCGTAACTGTAGTCCCTGTCCAAGATATGGTCCCCGACCCCTGAATTACGGTGTTCTGAGAAAACGCAATCTTCTCTATAACATCTAAGGGGCCCTCCCTAACCACCTTCACAGCACCCGGAAGAGTTAGGCTAGGATTGATTACGGTAATGGGTAGCCCGCTCTGGAGGACGGTAAAATCAAATGGACCTGCAGCGACAGATATTCCTATGTCCGCGCCTGCTCCGCCCCCAGCAGCAGGGGCTATACCACCCCCAGAAGGAATTATCCCCGAGCCACCAATAATAGACATCACAAACCCCTAACCTACAAAAGTATATACCCTATCAATAGATCCAAGTGCTGACAGAGCGCTTACTCGAACAAGGACCCTATCAAACCCCGCAACATTGAATATCTGTGCAAAGGTGGCCGTGAGGTCCTCAAAAGTAGCCGGGGCCCCTGTGCCCCCTGAAACCTGAACCCACGCCCCGCCGCCTCCCTCAAATAGCCATACGTCTAAAGAGTACGTAGGGGCGTTTACGAGAGTGTGGATAGCCACCGCGACGGTGTTGAAACCCGTACAGTCGGTACCATCAGTAGGCGCTGAGGGCGCTGTCTCTGCGGCAGCGACAGTCTCTGGTCCGTCCCTTACTTCTAGGACCCCAGTAGCACCACGTTCTTTTGTAAATCTAGGCATCTCTTTCTCCTACGGTAACGGGAGGCCGCTGGGTGGATCCCCCTTAGAGATCATCTGCTTTGCTCGTTTATAGATAAGCGCCGCTAGGACCCCCGAGCAAATTCCAGTAACTACTCCCCAAGGGAACTCAAGAAACAAGTTACCCAAGCTAGCACCTATAATAATGGGTATCCCCCTGAACACCACCTGCCACCAAGAAGGGTCAGAGGCATCCTCTTTCTTAGGTTGCAGTTTTCTACACCAAATTTTGATCACTTCTGTCATACCATACGCGGCAACACCAACTAAAAATAACACAATAATAATATTCTCAGGCGACGGACTTGCAGCCGTTATCATTAATTCTTCCTCCAAAAATTTAAAGTGAAATAGCCACCCCTTTCCTAAGAAACAGGTGGCTATTAATTTTTAATTAACGCTCACCTACGCCTTGTTCTCTGGGAACCAGTTACCCGTCTCTGAGAGCAGATTCGAGTCGATGAGATCAAGCTGAGTTATCTTGATGGGAACCATCTTCTCGTACTGAATCCCCACGGACTCCTGGATGATCAAACCCTGGCTGTCTACCGCGAGTGAGTGCTGAGGCACGTAACACTGGTCGAGATAGACGGAGGCGATATTGTTCTCTTCGTTGTCTTTGAAGATAAGCAAAAGCCCAAGGGGCTGACTAAACAGGTCAGAGGCCAAGTTCATGAACATATTGTCATAACCGGGCGGAACTTTGACGCTGTGCAGGCCGTCCTTTATTCCTTGGGCCCCGCTTGTAGAGAAGGGGGCTACCCCTGTTCCAGCAGACTCAATAAGAGGCCGGATGGCGATAGTATCACCGCCGGTATCGTTCTGGGTATCGTAGTAAGCATAGAGAGCGCGAAGCAAACTAGGCCCATGATAGACAACACGCCCAAGAGACAACTGACCCACACTTCGTCCTGAGATGAAGTAACTTCGGTCAGAGCCGATTTCAAAGATTCGGCTAATCGCTTTGTTTTGACTAAGAGCAATATTTTGCGTTAATCCAATAGGATAAACTATTACCCCATCCGCCCCTGAATCTTCAGAGGGCAGAGTGATATCTGAAAAGAAAGGAGGTCCAGCGCAGATCAGAACAAACTGACCGTTGAGGAAATTGCCTTCCCTAAGACCGCCTTGTACATGGGTTTTGTACGGCTTCCAACCTGAAAGACCTCCAGCCATTTTATATCTCCTCTAGAAAGGGGGGTTAGCACTATTACTCGTAAAAAACGACGGTGACATCTTCAGACCCATTGGCAGTACCTGCACCAGCAACCAAAGTAGTCACGTCGATTCGTGCGATATTCTCACCGTTAACAACACTGTAGGTAACGATGATGCCCGCCGGGGCGATCTCTACACCAGTCCCTGAAACCTGGGCCGAAGCCATGTGTGCGCGAGGCAAGAAAGGAAGAACGATCTCCCAGTTCAACTGGCCCCCAAATTCCGTCTGCGCGTTATACGTAATAGGACCAACGACAGCGGTTCGGCTACCAGTGACCGTAGTGGCCGCAGCAGCCAGAGCTACCATATTAAAGCCATCTGCCGCATCTGTAAGGGATTCAGACAGAGCAATGTTCGCAGCCGGAAGTCCTTGAGTCTCATTACCCTGGGTGTCAATGCAGATAACCGTCATATCATTCGCGGTGGGAGCCGCAGCCTGGACAGTCGTCAAGGAACCGTTCTCAAGGAGAACGGCTGTCGCGACACCGGCTGCGAGGAGCCCATCAGCGATACCAGTTCCAGCGCCATTGATAGCAAGCTGTAAGTTTACTAACGAGAGAATCACAGAAGCTCCGATAAGAACACCAATGAACGTATCGTCTGAAATACTGTCCCCAGCACCCAGAAACTCATAAGTGTCTGCCCCAATAGCTATGGTATTAGACGTAGAGGGGATAGCGTCCATATGCAGGTTTGCACGCTGGGTTGCTCCAGTCTGCTCTGATGTATTAAATGCGTCGTCGATGTCTGAGTAGAGATCATCAAGGGCGTCCCCTACTAGGCCATCCCTGAATTTCTTACCCGCAGGTCGTCTCGCGGTTCCAAAAGTATTGCTCGCCATTTTTCTGCCTCCTTACCCTTCGTGTGCCTCTACACAAAGATGGTGATTTTAATTGTGTTAGCCGGGTAAAACGGCGTAACTGAGATTTCTACCTGAATGGTATCTAGTTTTGCGCTGTCCTGAACAATCTTGTCTAGAGTTGCGCTAGCAACAATGGATCCAGTTGCGCTTGCCAGTGCTCCACTAAGCCCGATAGCGACCGTTTCCAGCAACTGCTTAGTGATGTTGTTTCTGCCAATGAACCTCTTAACCTGACCTCGGATCAACTTGGCCAAGTAATCAACGGCCTTGAGGATCGAAAGTTCTCTTGTTTTAAGAGAAGTCACATCAGTGGTCAACTGATGCCTACTAGCCAGGGAGCCGCCAGCGACGTCCTGGATAATCCAATATACACCACCAGAAGCTGCTGTCGCCATCTGGTTTTCACTAAATTTATCATTAGACCCGACAGGTCTGGTGAAGCCCACCATCGGTAGGTTCGTGAATGGCTGTGATGGATTCTGCTGTCCGATCATCGCGGCGACCGCTGCGCCTAGGTAATGACCCTCAACAAGAATCTCAGTACCGTCAAAAGTAGTACCGACACTTTCTGGCTGGAGAAGTACGAGACGCCGATTTTGATATCCGGTGGCTCCACCAGCGATCTCAGCCAGAGTCTCACAGGCAACAAGTTTACCAGCAGTGGTGGTAGTATTTATAGCGGCCTGCCTTATAAGGATGGAGACCGTCTCTCCAGCAACTGCGAAGTCAGCCAACGCTGCCCCGTCTGTTTTGTAGTAACCATCATCGTTACCACCCGTTCCCGGCCCACCGCCTGGAAGGAAAGCATTGTTGATTTCAATCTGTACGGAGTTGGGAGGAGCCGGAGTGGCGCTAATCCAATACTTAAAAGCGTCTCCGGCCCGGTCTAGGTATACACCCGGTACGGTATCGTAGACCTGACCAACGCTTCCTGGAACTGGGTTCCCGTTGGCGTCGAGCTTGCCGTTGAGAGCGACTGGGATATTCATGTTTTCATCATCAAACGTAATGATGAATTTACCGTTGATCTCAGGACCAATAGTAGCTGTGCCGGAGGCGATCAGAGTTGACTCTTTCTCCGTAGGGAGAGCCAAGGAGATGATGCCCATCCGCTCTTTCTTAGCCTCAGGCTCAGACAGTGCGGTGACGTGAAGATTGAGAAGCTTGTGAACTTCCCTATCTTGTGTCAGCGGCGCGATAGCGTAGACTTCTTTTAATTCAAGGAAGTCCAGTGCTCTAGCGTAAGCGTCTACTGTTCCGTCAGGAGCGTCAGCGCTCGTCTCGTCTACCCCAATAGCAGCCAGACTAATAGTCGGAGCATTGAGGAACGCGAGACTAAGTCCGAAGGCCAGGGGGTTATCTTGCGAGATCGGCCCAATCAGACTCTCGACCTCAGTTGCGCTATTAAAGACTAATAACCCAGGGTCAGCGGCACTTGAGGTAACGTCCTTACGGAGCGCTGTATATTGCACATACACAGGGGCCGAAGACCCAGCGTTTGCAATACCTGCTCCGTCCCTAATCAAAGCGTGTTTGAGGTTTATGACTGCTTCAAGGTCATTGTAGGTGGCCTCGGCTTCAACCCGACCGTCACCGTCAATAAGGCCCTCGGCAGTAATATACCAGTCGTTCACCAGCCCTCTATTATCCACCGCGAACTCAGATATAACTAACTGAGCGTTCGTGAATGTGGAGGTGCCCACCACTAAATTCTCAATGGCGACAACGCGGCCCAAAACAGAGCCATCGTTGTAGAGAAGATCTCCTAGAAGAGTCTTGTCACTCTCACCATGGAAAACTCGCGTAGTGTATAGAGGTGTGCCGGGTCCGGTGCCACAAGCGTTCACCCTCGTATACGTAAGAGTTACATCGGAAACGCCAGTGGTTGTGGATAAGCACATAGGTACGGGAGGTGCGCTGTTACTTTCAGCAAAATGGATATTAAACGTACCTGTGGAATGCTCCAACGCATGGAGTGTAGTCGCCGGGAATGGCGATTCTATACAGTAGGTATCAACGTCTAGAGTGCCGACAGAGCTTACAACATTAGAGATGTCCAAGCTTTTAAACTTAAGCGCCCCGTCATCCCCCAGGTCAGTAATATCAACAGCCACATCTACAGTAGTGGACCATGTGTCGAATATCGTCCCACCCCCATTCTTAAGCGCCAGAATGAGATCTGCGTCAGTGCCTGCTTCTAAAACTTTTACAGCCGTGCCTCCGGTTGCAGACGAGGGATTAATAACGTGGAGGACTACACGATCTTCGCCATCTATAACTACCTTGGTCGCACTAACCCTAACATCCAAGTCCCCATCGAGGAGCAAAGCCGTGTCTAGCTCGGTAACAAAATCAGCTATGGTGGCAGGGTTAGCTAGCTGTGCCGTTGTTATCTGCTTACTAAAATCGGTGGTGGTTCCACCATCAGAACTCACAGCAATTTGTAATTTTACTGCGGTGTTACTCACATTCAAGATGTCCATCGAGGTGTCAGTGGCGTTAAACACCAGTGCACCAACAGAGATACAGTCAGAGATGCTGGCTGAGAAGCTGCCCCTACTTATCGCCGTCTCTAAGAGAGTGTCTGCCTGCTTGTTATAGTCAGTCCCTGAGACTATGTCTGCGTTGAGCTTCAGACCATTCGCAGCGGCGGTAGTTACATTGGCTATTGTCTCTGTGCGGGAGGTGCTGAACCCTGAGAACAGATTCTCTATAACCTTTGCGGTGCCCTGCAACTCTATCGTAGAATCATGCTCACTCGTGGAGACAGACTCAATCTGAATAGCGTTGAAAGTCTCGTTGAGGTAGTTCGTCAGGCTCACCGACGCACAGTTTCCAATTGTATCTAAAGCAGCATCGATTTGATCCACTACCGAGGTATCATCAAATTCTACTTCGATGAAGTCTCCACCATCGATAGAGATCCCCAACTTTTGGCCCACAACATCAAGTTGTGTGCCGTTGAGACCACCTGCTTTTACAGCCCCTGTGAGCACTGCTTTGCTTGTAGTAATAGCTGCGGGGGCGAAGTCAGTTGGGTCCATACCCCGACTAAGGTGGAGAGTCTTGAGGTATAGGTAGGAGCTTGCTGGTAGAACAAAGTCCCCGCCATTGTTGGCAGCATCGTAGTTGAGGGTGACTTCTATCTCGTTGTCAATATTAACGAGCTTCTCCGCAATCTTAGCCTTTAACTGGTCAAAGGTAGTGTGGTCCTCCTGGATGGTAACAGTTAGGGTCTTGGCCCCAAGATTCCAGACAATATCAACTGCTGCGGACGCAGCAAAAGCCACCTTGATGAGATTGCCTGACACACCTGGAAACACACCTGACGTGGTGGGATCGGCAATGAACGGATCCATGCCTATCGCTTTAACCTTTAAGAAGTTCGCACCGGTTACATCTGGCCACGTATTATTGGCTGATAACTCTGGCCCGTCCTGCCCTAGAGGGATGGTGATCTCTGCGTCCCTTCCCAAGCTGACCACTGTGTTGGTCTTGCTACCGGCAGCAGGCTTGCCGTAAAGCTTGGTTCGCCCAAGACTAAAAGCAGGCTGATGCGCCCTGGTAATGGCCGCTGGACCGGAGCCTCCAGAAGAACTGCCGACCTCAGTGTAGGAGTTCCAGTTAATGGCGCTGTCCTCGGAGAACTGGGACAGGACATTATTGAAGTACCTGAAGACATTTATGTTGTCGCCTTCAAGGACGATCTCACTGATGTCTGCGAGGGGGGACGGAAGACTGCTGTACGGGACATTGTGCTCAAAATTCTTGTAGGTGCCCTTTCCCGTCACCGTCTTGCCTTCAAGAGCAACGAGATTCAGAAGAGTATAGGCATCATCCGCAATTGTCTCTAGCTTCAGACTAGCGGTCGTACCTGTCGTCGCCGTCTCAATGATCAGCTTGTTGTTTTTGAACTCAGCGGTCGCACCAGACAACGCCTTATTGATAGTTGTCGTGATCAACGCATGAGAGATGGGCACGGCATTAATGGTAACAGGAAACTGGACGGTAAAAGCCGTGCCACCAACATTGATGCGCATAACTTTCCCAGACAGAGCTACAAGATCGCTGACAGCACTTGCGCTGACAAGCCTAGCCGCCGTCGTCACCTCAGCCAGGGCATTCAAAAGGCCCTCTGGGGTAACAGGGGACACTATTTGAAAGCATGGCCCCACGATGCAGGGAACCAGCGAGGGGGTTAGTACCGTAGGAGACTCAGTAATTATCTCCTGAGAAATCTCTACGCCAGGACGTGTTAGTGTGGCCATGTTTAAAACTCTCCTATCGGGCTAGTCCGTGTCTAAACCCATGTGAAGCTTAACAGCTTTTATCAGGGTGTAGAAGTCTTCTGACGTAACTGAAATCACATCTTGCACGTAAAATGGGATGATCAACTGAACCATTTTCCACTCAGGGGTACTCGACCCAGGAACTATCTGAGACTGCTGAGTCTCCTGCGTCAGTTGAATATTATTACCTATCGCGTGCATTCTGCCTAGTCTCATTATACTTGCTTTAAAAACAGGTATCATCCGGAAGATCGTGTAAGCTATATCCTGTGCTTCCAATCCCTCTCGCGCAATGACACTTATAGTAACTGAGCAGCTAAGAATGTCAGATATGACCTCGTCTTTTCTATGAAAAAATAGCTGAGTTCTCTGACTTGTGGAAGTAGAAACCCACCCAGCACCCCCTCTCGAAGTAACAATCAAAGGTCTTTTGTTTGTAGTCTCGATCCCACTGGGGTTTTGGTCTGTGATAATAACTTCGGTTTCAGTTAGATTGGGGTGCCATCTATGATACCCAGCGGGCCTGTTCTTAAATAGGCCCTGGAGCCATAGTAGCCACGCACGTGTAGCCTCAAGTAGTCGATCTTCTGGGAGAAGAAAGGATACCTCGGGGCTTGCTCTATTTATCGCAGATGGGGTCACACTCTTTTACCGTATATATTATTGAGGGCCGACGCCAAGTTGTCGGACTCCAGGCTCTGTGGGTTAGTATAGTTTCTTTCGGGGCTGGCCAAAAGGTCTTTTACTTCAATTTCGGTTAAATTTAGCGGGATAGTATATTCTATGTCCCCCTTAGGGACCCTGTGTATCTGAGCCTGCTGTCTTACTAGGGCCCTGGCTTTTTTAATCTTGTTTATAGTAGACCCAATCCGCCACCGTATGTTTTCTGCCTCAACGACTATATCCCCCTCGGATAGTTCTGGGTAGTTACCGGCAAATAATACTGTGTTCTCGTTCTGAACGTCTCCGAAGTTCGCATGAATCACAGATTCATCAGGGGAGACGACAAGTCCGTGGGTAGTTATTGGCGCGTAATAACCTCCTACCCACCCAGTGTCAAAGCACACCGAACACCCAGATCTCAGCCGTCTTTGTGAGACTTCGTCGAAACATATACGGCACCTCTGCCCAGCCTTCTTCCGAGGGTAGACCCAAAGCTGTCTCCCGGAGAACTCTTTAAGCCTGAGATTATTGAGACGAGCCATCTCTAAAGCAGCTAGGTCAGGCTTGGCTGCTAATTTCGCCCCACCTAACTCGGGCCATGTCTTGCTTACAGTGTCATCGTCTCTGCGCCGTACCTTAACTCGATAGTATATTTTGTGGTAAAAAGAGAACTGCCCGCGAACAGTATTGTCCCGAATATGGAATGTATTCACGACGGGTACTGTCAGATCGTGGTAAGGCCCGAATTCATTTTCAGACTTCTGAACTATGAACTCGTAGTTGTTCACATCCTCAAATACTGGTTTGATGTCCCAGTAGATGTCTAGGTAACCAACGTCAAAACTTCTCACTCTTATGTTGGTTACCTCCAACACGACTTGGCCTCTTATGTCTGAAAGACAACTGGTGTGGGCTTTTGTTTCGGCTCGGACATTTTCTTATAGGCTAGATAGCCAAGTCCGCCTGCTCCCGCCAAACCTGCGGCGGGCAGTAAGTACTTGTTGAGGTCCGACGCCTCTCTACCCTCACCTAGTATACCCTTGAGTCCCCGACTTGCTCGACTACCGGCAGCGCCTATACTTGCGCCCCCAAGACCAAGAGCATGGAGACCGCCAGCAAGGCCAGGAAGAGCCGACTTAGGATCAGAGGCCATTCGGCCCAGAGCAGGGATGCCTAACAAAGAAGCGAGCCCTGAGGTCCTCTTGAAGCCTCGGTGCCAGCGTTGGGCCTCACCCAAATCAGAAAACTTGGACAGTCCTCGGACTAACCGTTCCCTGTTAATCTTCTTCAGTTCGTCCCAGTTTCTAAATCTTTTTACCCCTGGAACCTTTTCCCAGGTGCGCGACCACCACCCCGGAGCCGCCTGGGTAGGGGGGCGAAACCCATGGAGCATGCCCGCAGCAGCAGGGCTGCCAGCAAAGTCTTTAGCCTTCTTCACCCCGTGTTTGCCGTAAACTTTCAAGACGTCCATCAAATTGAGGGCGAGCTTGGTTTTGACCTCAGCAGAGTTTAGTTTAATTTTTTCTGCAGGCGGCAGCTTTTTAACCCTTTTTTTATCGTACTTCTTTAGCATTGCCTGAGTAAGCGCCTTCGTGCGTACTGTGGACGGCAGCTTTTTAGGCACTACCTGTTTAAGCTCTGCTGGAAGGGTACCTTTTTTGCGCGACGGCTTTGGTCTCTCCTCCATCACAGTATTCTTAGTGACCTCCGCTACAGTGGTTCTCAGCGGTCGTAAGGGAGGGCTCTTTACATTCTCTGAGACGCTTTTCTGTACCCGTTTAAACTTTTCTCGTTCCTCACTTCTTGTGACTGGTGCTTTCGCTGCGGTCTTAACAACCGGCTCCTTCAGGGAAATAAAGAACGACGTGGCCTCAAGAAACTTTTTATCAGTGTCCTGCTCGTCAACCACCATCTTTTCAAAAACGTTCATCATCTGTCCCCTAGGATTACTTATTCATAGAAGAGAAGGCAGGCTCGTGCATAAACACTATAATAGTGCCACCGACGAGGTTACCCGCGAAGTCTAATTTAAGACCCCCTGGACAGGGGGCATGAAGTTCTAAAACTTCAACAGACCCCGCAGCCGACGTGGTTGCAAAGGTGGCATCTAATACACCAAAATTAGCGCCGTTATCGAGACTGGCCAGCAGTTGCACCTGTATTCCGGCAGTCAGCCCAATAATCTGGAAGGTGAACCCGGTGTAGTGCTCAGACCCAGGCAGCGCCAACTCTATTTCATTGGTTATGGTGAAGGACTTTCGCTGTTTGTTTGGTATTCTGGGCATAAGTCAGTCCCTAGTCCAATTGGTCAAAGTAGCCGTTTACGTAGAGATACTCAGAAGAAACTCCCGACCCATTAAGAGCGCCACTTAAGTTTAACGCCTTCTTGAGTCGAAGCTTCTTCTGTTCATACTGGCTTGCAAACAAAGAAATCCACTGCATTAGCATGGGGGTCTTGTCTGAAACAGATACCTGAACACCCTGACCATCCGAGTAGCTCATCTGGTTTCTTGTTTGAAGGAGCCCAATCGACTCCAGCACGTTTACTATAGTACCCCTTATGAGCAGGGAAGTAGAAGGGAAACTTTCTAGGCCAAAAGACTGGATCAGCGGCGGGCTGGTGTTAAAGTCGTCTATCGTCTCCATGATGGCAAAGGCTATCGCCCTGTCTGAAGTTTCACGCCCCTCGACTAGCCTATTTAGCTCTGGGTAGTCTCTTAACTTAGCTCGCACAAGCGCTATAACTCCAAGAAGCTTAGTGGGAAGACCTGCCTTTACAGACTCCACCGGTCCTAGTGTATTACTATTGGGACTTGTAGGGTCGTTGCTCATGGCGGTTACTCGTCAACAGGTTTTCTTTTTCTTCGACTTCTAGTCTTCTTAGGCGCACTCGGCTTGCTGGGGTCTTTTTCATGTAGGGAGAAGGACCCTCTCTCAATAAATTTTTTAAGCTCCTCTACTTGCTCGTCTGTCACTTCTTGCACATCTCCAGTTTTAAACGGAGTGTTGTAGAGCCTACAGTATGAACTCTCGTTTTTAATAAACATTACTTATCTTCCGAAGACTTTTTACTTCGCCTCCTCGTAGAGCGCATAGGAGTAGATTCCCCCTTCTTAGCGAGTGCTGGTGGCTTGGATACAAACACCGGCCTCTTAGGCTCTACTTTAGCAGATTCTGCCTTTTTAGGTGTTTCTTTTTTTACAGAAACTTTAGGAGGCGGGGTCTCTTTAACCTCGACCTTAGCCGTCTCCTTTACTTCTACCTTGACCGCCTCTTTCACAGAAGGTTTCTCAGCAATCTTCTTGGTATTATTCTCTAATACTGGCGTAGCGATTTTAACAGGCTTCCTACCTGAACCACCCGTTACTCTGATTCTGCCCGCTTTGATATATTTCTCTATATCGGCCTTGCCTTTCTTATAAGAGTCAACCGTGAGGTACATATGTGCACCGGGTTTAAGAAGCCTACCTCCTATGTGTATCCGAGTTTTTAAACTAGGACTCTTCCGCTTTCTACGGTTAGGATTTCTTTTATTAAACTCAAGATGAGTCACTTTGTAGACTTTCGACATAATAATCCTTGGTTACAGGTAAACGCCCCCCACCTATATACATTCATAATACAAGTGGGGGGCGCTTTTCAAGAACCAGATCAGAACTGAGCCACCTGTGGGAACGTCTGGCCTTCCTCAACAAGATTGTTGAGCCTGCCAAGCTGATCCTCGGCCAACGGCAAGAACGCAGTACGAGCAGCAGCGTTGGTAGCGCCTACAGTCGTCTCCACCGAGCCCGCATAAAGCTCAAGCTTACGGCAAGAAGCGACGTTACCAATGTACATGCCGATATCTTCCCAAGCCTCAAACGAAATACGATTGCGCTCCTTATCTGCATAAAACTTAGTCTTATTCAGAATGAGGAACCCACCCATGTACTCAGGTGAGGTGAAGGCATAGATATTACCAGGACGCAGGAGATCAGTCTTCAAGGTACGGATGAACTTACGGCCAATGACCGTAGAGTACTTGTACCCATCAACAGAAGTCTCACCAACGATCTTGTCGCCCATCTCGGTGATCGCCCAAGAGTTGATGTCCTCAAAATCCGTGTCGGTAATGAGAAACTGATTACAACGCAAACGCGAACCGCGATTCCCTGTACCTGTGAAAAGTTGAAACAACTTAATCAGGTCGTCCTTCTGGACGGGGAAAGAGAGAGTATCATTGGTTCCACCGTCAATAGCAGCAATATCGTGCCCGCCAATGACGTCGATACCCTTAACCTTACCAACTTCAGCCAAACCTGCAGCGACGTTCAACGCAGTAAATGCGGCAGCGGTGGGGTACGCGGCACCAAAGGCCAAGCCTTGGGCATCCTGCTGAAGGGACTGACAGGCAGACTCAATGTGGTTGAGGAAGACACTGTCTTCAACTTCCTGGATATCGTTGACGATATTCCGCTTGATGATCTGCGTGATGGGCAACGAGTACGCCATCAACTCCTGCTCAGTCTGCTCATAGCGCTCCGAACCAACAGTGTGGAAAGGAACTTCGAACCGAGGTGAGGTGTAGTAGCGCACGTTCGGCTGTCCTCGGAAGGACATCGACATGGACCGACTCTCAGGCTCAGTCTCAACGATCTTGACCAGGGTGTCATGACTGACGCTAACCTGGAGATCGGCACGGGTTACAGTTTTGGGAGGAAGAACTTTGCGTGCAAAGCTCTCCTCTCGGAGACGGTCGCGGATGTAGTCACTGCCCAGGGCAGCGATTTTCTCTTTTCCGGCCTCTGTATCGAGCTTAGAAAGAAAAAGCTCGTTGAGGACTTCGCTAGGTACATTCGACATTACTTAGTCCTCCTTATTACACGTTAGCGATTTGGGTGAGTCGAGCTTGATCATAAAGATAAAACTCAATTTCTCCGGTACCGGAGACAACAGAATCGGTAACTACGCGTACAACATAGCCAACAATCCAGCAGTGATCCAGAGCGGTAGTGGATGGGGCACCCGTGGTGCCCTGTGCAGCCAAAGTAAGCAGCATCCGAGCAGTAGAGCCCTGCACGGCAACGGTCGGAGCCGCCACTGTCAGTGGCGCACCTTCTACCCACTGAGCCAAATTGGCGTCGGCACTATCGACGTTAAAGCACCTAGTGGTGAAACGCCCGCCTCCCTTACGAATGACGGGAACCCGAGAGTCCCCAAGAGCCGAACGATCAGAACGAAGCGCCGATCCCCACACCATACCGAGACCGTGGCCTCCGGGAGTGGTGTTTGCGGCATTGACGGCGCTGATCGTTTCGCCCGTACCATCATTTCCAGTCTTGGAAACGGCGACAATAAATTGACCATCCTCTGGAGCGGCGGCAATCGCACTACAGTCAACATCTTCCACAAGCATGTGGAGAGTTGACGTAGTGGGACTAACGCTGCGTCGGTTGGTGGCCTGTAATCCTACAAGAGCCATTTTTTAGTCCTCCAAAAAAACGTGTTAGTTTCCGAGAATAAAATTCTCGAACGCTGAAGCTGAATCTGCGTCGTCTGGCATATCAGACACAGACGCGAACGAAAGATCCGGAGCAGATAAAGCAAGTGCCTCTTTGACAACACCCAGATCCTTTTTGGAAGCCAGCAATGCTGCTACCTTCTGCTTGAAAGGAACGGATCCATCAGAAAAGCCACGGGCCTCCATCATAGAAACAATCTCTTCCGCCTGCCCCGACCGCCTATACTCTTCAAGAGTAGAAGCGAGCTTGGTGTTCTCCTCGACCAAGGCTCTAAGAACCTGTGGTACTTGAGAAAGAACCTCCAGAGTGGGTTTATCAAGTTGTCCCATGACCAGCCTCCTGACCTAGTTTAGCTAGAAGTCTGTTTTTCAACATACTAGTAGCCTCTTTCCTCGCCATTGGCGATTCGCCACGATCTTCAGCGGTCTTCACGCTCTCTTCAGAAGGAACGCTCTCGTCTATCTCGTCGGCACTCAAAGCTGACTGTAAAATGTCAGCTAAACTCAAATCATCTATGTTTCCCGAAGTGTCGGCTTCCGTAAAAACGTCCTCGACCTCGGCTGTTTTCTCCTCAAAGACCTCTTCAATCTCCTCAGTGGGAGAGTGCTTCAGCGCTTTAAGGCGATTTAGTACATTCTGAACTAGGGCTGTTTCGTTTGAGCCCTCTTTACTTTTTTCAGCTAGCTTGGTCTGTAACTTACTGCGCAACGACGTGGACATGTCCCCAACGCTGCTGTCAATAAGAGATGGTGTCTGCGAAGACGTAGGCTCTTTTTGGATATCGACTATGTAGTCGATGGCCGAAGCAAGCTTTTCTACGTACACCGGGTCTGTCTTGAGGCCGGAAGGCTCATCAGAGTTTTTAGGTTCATCAGAGCAAACCCCAGTTGCTAGCTTCTCAATCAATGAATTTAGAGATGTCATAAACTCTCCTGGGGCTTACGAGGTTGGTTAGAACACCGCCTCGCCCGCGCTCCTCTCAGCATTATATTACCAACTAATGATACAAACAAAGCTACTAATAACTAAGTTTGTATCATTGGCCGATCTTTTTAGCCTTCAAGAGCATTGGCGATAGCGTCAAGATCGTAACCAGCCTCGGACAGAAGCTCAGCGGCCCTGTTATCAAGCGCACCATCGATCTCTTCGTCATTGTAACCGGCAGCAGACTGCTTCTCGACACCACCGACCGCCTCAAGGATGGCGTTGGCGCGATTGACAGCTTCATCTTCGAAGGCCTGAGCAAACTCCTCATCGGAGGCTACCTTCTCAGTACCACCATGCTGAATAGTAGTAAGCTCATCATAAAAAGCGTGGGCCATGGTGCGGCCAAGAAAATCAGCCTCAGCAACCTTCTCCTGACCTTCCTCCTCATAAGCCGCTGCGGTCTTTTCGACACCAGCGCCCCCCATAGCCTCAGAGATGATCTCGACGATCTCATCGTCACTAAACTCACTGAGGTCAATGCCCTCAGCAGCAGCGACCTTTTCAAGCTCTTCGAGAATGGCCGCTTCCGCAGTCTTCTCTAAAGATCCATTATTCGCAGTGATATTGTCCTGGGTGCCATAGGCCTGTGCAAGTAGCTCGTTCATTCTTATACCCTCCACGGTATAGTTTTAGAAAAAAAGTGTCTAACAGGGCACAGTCTTCGGTTGGCCTTTTGCCACCTAGCACCCAAAACTAAAATCCCCTCAACATTGTACTTACGTGCTTATCTATCTGACCGGATCTAAATAGATTCGTGCCCAGCCTAGTAAGTCCCAAAAATACAGATGAGGCGATTATGGGGTGTTGCTCAATAAACCTATCGAGAGGTCCTGTTGATTTACCGCCACCCATTTGCTTTCGCCTAACATGGGCACCGTAAAGATACGTGAGGGGCATAATACCTAACAAACCCAAAGGCAGCTTTGAGGCCGTCTTATCTAGGAGTGTCTTACCCATCAACATATCTTCAAATCCAGACTCACTAAGGTTAGCGAGCAACCTAAAATCCTTACTTGTTATATTATCAACTACTGAATCTATGTTTTCAAGTAGTTGTTGCCGATACCCATTGTACCCGTCCGCTATCTTATTTAGAAGCGGTGATTCACTAGTAGTTAAACTTTCTGGTGCCGTCAATGGGTTTTTACGAATTGTAACTACAATTCGCTTTGTCAACATAGGCTCAAACATACTCCTACGCCCAAGCATTGGCGCTATCAGATCTCTTATTTTACCAACGTGATCAAGGGGGTTCCCGAGAGAAACACTACGGTCCATACCAGAAGTGGGGGAGAATACTGTACCCGCTCTATCTAGTCTATCGGCCAAGGGTCTCTTGCCCATACGTATTAATATTACGCGTTGATACTCTTTGGGCTTCAGCACTATGCCTGAAGACGCTGTACTCGTTAAGATCTTTTTAAGGGGGTGCTCTGCTAAAGAGTCGAGCATTGGTCTAGGGAGCGACGGCTCACCAGAGAAGGCCTTCGGCATAATCTTGGCCGACATCGAGGGCACGCGCTTTATAATAGTGGCGACTTTGCCCCTAGCGGCCACTTTTTCCCTAATCTCGTAAGACTCCGCAAGCCTATAGTCCTCAGCTAGTTCTGCTGACGACTTCGCTGTAAACGCGTGGGCGACCTTGGCCATAGCGAAGCTGGTCCGATCAGCACCTATAACGACAAAACTTAAATCAAAAAACTTAGGCTTAGGATTGTAGACAAAGACTTTCCTGCCATCTGGTAGGATCTTACCCATCATGGTCTTTGTATGGAGGCAGTAGTCTGCCCTAGTCTTAGACCTATGCCCGCATATGGAGCAGACATCGTACTTGACCTTACACCCCATACTCACTGCGGGGTGCCCACCTCTGTCTAAAGTATCTACTATGTCTAGGTGGCCTTCCGCTCTAGCCTTCTGCCTATCAATCTCTAGTATAAGCTCAACCCGGTGCATGATAGGATTGTAGCAAGCGCAAATAATCTTTCCTAAGGAACGCTCCTTATCTTTATTCTTGTGGTGTCTGTAGATACCTGAAGAGACAAAAGTTTTGTATCCAGCTACATTTGAGATGTCATCGCCCAAATTAGGATTTAACTCACTCTCCTCAAAGTAGTCCCCATTGATATTGCTGCCGTAGTACTCACCAGCCCCCAGGGCATTGACTAGGACGTAGATTTTGCTAGCGCAGGGGGACAGCCCATCTATAAAAGATCGAATCCTTGGGAACAGATCGCCCGAGGCCACCTTTTCCATATTCCGCCCAGGTCTAATAGCCTGGACGAATATGTTCCCATGGTCGTCTTGTCCCGGAAATGTTAGAAGCTTGAACACGCTAGGTACCTGCTAGTTTACTCTTTACTCTTCTTCCTAAGAACTGCTGCAGTGCCTACTGCACTAGTTCCCGCCAAGGCGGTCGGAAGGGTGTACTTGTTCTCATGCACAGCCTTTCTGGTGTCTTTAAGACCTCCGGCGGCGAGGGCTTTAAGCCTCTCTACATCCCGCTTCATGCTAGAGGCCCGCGCTCTCTTCTTAGGCCCTCTAAATCTACCGGGCTCTTTCCCATAGACGGCTCGCTTAAGGGCTTTCTTCAAACGCTCTTTTGCGCCGGGTGTTCCCTCACCAAGTAGCTTCTCTTTTAATTTCCGCAAAGCTGCTTTGGTCCCTTCTGCATGAGCGGCCTCTTTCCTGATGGGGTGAGTATTCATGAGCACAGATCCACTTTTGTTAAAGCCAGCACTGGCTTGTTTCTTCTTCAGGGCCTCAATTAGTTGATTAGCGGCAACGCCTGCCCCAGCACCCGTTCCTGCAGTAAGCGCGCTCATCCCAAGTAAAAGCCTTTGGCGCTCTTTCAACTCCTTGGGATACTGTTTTTTACGCTTAAGCCCACGTATCAAGGTCTCAAGAACCCCAGCACCTCGACCCCCTGCTGAAATGATAGGGGCTAGGCCTTCTACAGCCTCAACGTTTTCAGGACCCATGCGCGGGGCAGTTTTCTTGGCACCCTCTAAGATAGACTTTAGGTACACATAAGATTTTGCTTTCGGATCAAGAACCTCATCAAGAACACTATCCGCTACGGCTCTACGCGTGGGAGGTGCCTCCCCAGCCATAAGAATTGAATTTATATGTTTTAGGCCTTTACCTAAAGACATCATTACCTCTAAGTGCCAAATCCAACTAGAGCAGAAGCAGCAGTAGGCAGAGCCTCTGAAAGAAGAGACGTCGCTTTTGGCTTGGACTGCGTCCAGTTCTTAGCAACTTCAGTAAGTGTTTTAACATCCATAGGTTGAATGCCCTCATCTTTGAACTGTAGCGACCTTTTCAAGAAGGAGCTTGCGACTAAAGGATCAGACGCCATCCTACGATTAAACCTATACAGCGTACTAAATATATTAGCTACGTCTTTAGGACTTTCTTTTTTCAGGGCAGGGGTCTCTTGTAGCATCCTTTTGAAATAGATCTTCTTCTTAATTGGCCCCTCTATTTCATCGTAAATTTTCTCTGTTCCCTTAATCCCCGCACCAATAGCAGTCGCCCCTAAGCCGTAGCCCAGAACCTGCCTACCTGGGGAACCCTTGCCGAATAACTGCTGGACGAGTGACTTTTTGGGGGTGAGCTTCTCTATGATCTTAGGGAGCGCGTGTGCCCCCGCCCCCGCTATCAGAGCACCAACAGCCGCCTTGGGTGCTTTTTCAATAGCCTCCCGTGTAAGTTTTCGTGCGAAAGCCCGGTGTGGGTGCGCTTGCTGAGCCTTAAACTCTTTTAGCTCCTGCGTCTCCCTAAGTATTCTTAGCGTCCGGGCGGCGGGCGACTCTTGCTTCCGGGTCGCCAGCTTACTAAGCACATATGCTCTATTCATGACGACTACCTCCAGGCTCCACCAGCAAACGGATCAGCCGTAGAGGGCTGTGTGGAAAATTGTCTTAAAACATCAGGGGCTATTTTATTCTGGGGCATGCCCGGAATGAAGCCCTTTGCTAGCGCTCTAAGGTTGGGATCAGAGGCTAATAAATACGCCAGAACCCCGCCCCCTGCGGCCATGTATGGGTGCTTTTGGGCGAACCCAGCAAGACCGCCATAGGTGGTTTTTCTACGGAGTGCGTGCTCTAGATCACCGACCGGCGTTCTTTGAAAGAGGCTTTTTAACTCCCCAGGAAGTTCTCCCGCCCTAATCTTACGAGCAACATCTGGGTCTACTGCAGAGTAGTCCCCGAGAACGCCTTTACCAGCAGCGGGAGTTGGGCGAAGCCTAGTACCTTTATAGGGTCCGTAAGAAGCTTTCCGCCCCATCAAGACATTTCCAGGCATTTGTAGAAGGGGGTCGAACACTGATTTGGAGGCTGCCACGGGGCCTGCCCTAAGAAAGGCGTCCATCCCACCCCTTGCCCCCTCGGATAATTTAGACCGGGCCCCAAGAACAGCATTCTGCCCAGGTGTTCCTGGCTCCCCACCAAGAATCCAGTCCCCGATTCTCTCAGTTCTAGATCTCAGTGCAGCCAACTTAACTCTATGTGCAAGAGTGTGTCTCATACAAGTACTCCTACATCATGGCGGGTTGAGGCGCACCTGTTGGCGGAGCAGGGCCTGCGGAAGGGGCTCCCATCGGGGGACCTGGAGGGCCTGGAGGGCCCGCTGGCGGAGGACCGACGGGAGGTCCTGCTGGCGGAGGACCGGCCATCGGGATACCCGCTGGGGGGGATCCCAACTGGGCCCCTGGCGGTGCAATCGGGGGTGCGGATGATCGGAACAACTCAGACCCAGGGCTGAAGTTCATGTCCGGACCCTTTAGAATAGAGAGAAGCTCTGTCATGGATGCCTGAGTTTTCTGAACTGCCTGCTGAGTAGCGACAAGCTTTTCAGAGATACCCTCCAGGTCTTGGGTGAGCCCTGTTATCGGATTTTGAGGAACCATGAACCCGCCAAAAGCCACCTTCTCTAAAGAGTTCAACTCAACGTAATCCCCAAGAGTCTCCTTCACAATGAGACTCAAACCTTTAGAGGGGTTCCCCTTATCTATTGCGGCCCCAATAACCATTGGCGAGTGACCTTCCGCTGAAGCCTGTTTACACAATGTGGTGAACTCAGCTAGTTTAAGGAAGAAAGCTGTGCCGAGTAGTTCTTTTGTGGCGCTAGCGTCATCGAATTTATTCTTGGTTGAGAGATAGTCTAGTTTTACTTTTGCCCTGTCAACAAAGGCGACCTTTTCTTTACCCACCGCTCCACCAAAAATCTTTTCTAGTGAAACACTCTCTTGGCCAGGAATATATTTACTGGTAATAACTTCCCTGGCCGCCGTTTTACACATGGGGCGGGCCTCTATGTTCTGGACTACGGCGTTCGCGTCCGCCATTGGGAAGGTAATATTCTTACTAAACCCGCTTTTGAACATGGTGGTAAACGTATCGTTGTTGGCAAACTCAACCACCCTCTTTATCTGCTCGTAGTTCAGACTGGCTTCTTTTGCTATACCCTTAATGCTGTCGTTTAAAGGTATGTTCTCTTCTAAGTACTTGGCTGCGGCCCTGCGCCCCATACTTTTAAGCTCGTCTGGGCTTAAAGAAGAATCTTCTTTGGAAAGAATATAATTTTCTAAATCGTTCATTATTACTTCCTTGAAAGGTCCTCCGGTACTACTTGTCGCCCGTTGGGGTGAGAATATCTGGTCGAGGGTGCCTGATCATCGACGCTAAGAAACAATATAACATAGAGTGTATCGTATCGTCAGTAGTTCCCGGCGTTTTATTTACGATGGTCGTGCGCCTAGCTTCATTATACTCGGAAAATACGGACAAAATGTCCTGAGCGAAGGGTACCTCAAAGCCCCTCCACTGTGGAAGTATGAATTCGTCCTTCCTGTTGATGGCGTTTATCAAGCTCATCAAACCCTCAGTGCGGTTGACCATCCATCTGTGCAGAGACCTATCAAAGTAGATTCTTTTGGTGTTCACATATTGGTACCGCGCTATGCGCTTAATACCAAATGTCCTAATCAGCTTGTCATTTCTGTCAAATCCGCCCCCATAGTCAACACCTATCATAGTAACCTTAAACTTATGGATGTAGTCACTAATAATTTGAACAGTTCTTTCAGGGGCAGAGTCCTCGCCCTCAAATCTCTTAAAGAAGAGAAATTGGAACTTACCGCCTAGATAGGCACCTATGGTCATCACTGTATACGAGTTCTCAGCAGTGCCCCAATCCACACCCATAAATATGGGGCCTCTGCCTATAAAGTTCTCAGCGTCCTTCATGGGAATGTTCCCGCACTGGGCCATGAGGGTTTCTTGGGTTATGAGCTTTCTGCCTGAGTCGTAAGCCAACCCTAGGACTTCGTTGAAAAACTCAGCACGCCCGTAGACACGCTTTTTGTCTAAGACGCTGGCCCAGTCAATCCAAGGAGTTATAACCTGAGGTATCCTGTACCCCTCAAAAGGCACATTAACTGGGGGGTTTTTTAGCCAGGAGGGGGACCGCATAGAAGCCCACATAGCCTGCGGGTGCATCGCTTGTATGTCTTTTCCGCATTTAGAGCAGACAAGCCCCAAAGGCCCTATGTTCTTTTCCCCGATAACATTCCAATACCGGTAGTCCCCTCCACCACAACCATCACAGGGTATCACCCATTCATTTTTGGTTGAGAACGTATTCCAGTAGTAACTGATTGTGTTGTCTAGGCTCTTGGGGGTTCCCGAGTAAACTCTAAAATCATACGGTGAGTGCGATAGGGCCTCCTCTATAATTGGAATAACGTCTGTAAGAATGTCCTGTATCTCATCAAGCAGAAGCATGTCCGCCGAGATACCACGCACACGGTCTGCGTGTAGGAATGCGTACCTAAAGGTTATGTCCGAGTCTGTCGAGAACCTCTTGTACAGGACATTATTCTTTATTCTCTCTTGTGCGCCCTTTGTATATATCTGCAATTTCTCAGAAAGGGCTATGGGTGTAGCAATCTTGTCTCTTGAAAAAGTCTCCGTCTGCTGCTGAGTAGGGCTTACGAATAGAACCCTGAAGTACTCCTGGAGCATTGTATACGTGAGGCACTTATTTCCAAGAGTAGTGCTCTTCTCTACCTGACGACCACATTGGAGTAGGATTCTTTTGGAAGGGGTGTCATACACAGGTACAAGGTACCTTCTGCCCTTAAAAGAAAAAGGGGCTAGTTGACCCTTCGTAGGCATGCACATAAAATTAGCAACAAATTCAGATGGAAACATCTGAACGCTGCCTTTGGCTGGCTTACCTTTGTTGGGTCCCTTTATGAGCATGACTGATTATAAACCGTTAATATCCTGTCTATCGAGAGCACTGGGAAACGACTTGGTTACTTTTAATCTAGACGATGGGGAGTGCATCCTGCGTCTATGGCCCCCTATTAGTAAAGAGAAAAAGAAAACCCTGCTAGCCATAATAAAGCATCTTCATCCAAAGACCCGTATAGACATTAACCGAACCAAGGGCATTATACGGATTCATAGTCGTCGCAGACAAAGTCGTCCTTAACCGGGGAATTGAACTTACTACACTCCCCGTCACCTCTCCAAGCCCGACCGTTCTTATAGGAAAAGTGCGTGCAATCACTGCACTGCTGGGATCCCTGGGCCAGTCGGAGGTTCGGGAGCTTTGGCAACCTCAGCAGGTCCTTGAGGGCCTCCGCCTCCAAAGATTCTGTGGAAGAGCCCTTTGGGCTGAGGAGGTTCTTTTGGATAGACATAGCGTGTTTTCCCAGTAGCGGTCCTATACTTCTTTATGTACTTGTGTGGCGACTTTATAGCACCGTAGAACTGTTTGCTAGTAGATCGCTTTTGCCCCGCCACACTATACATCCACTCGTCCGTAGTCTGCGGGGCCTTCTTGCCAAAGGCCCTACCAATAAATGAGGGTTTGGCCGATTCTGGGACAGTGCTCTGATACCTTCTTACATCGACCTTGCGCTCTTCAGGAATTCTTGCGGCCTGTCCCCCTAATCTTCTGACTCTGCCCTCTGCTTGAAGAATCCTCTCAGGATTAAAATGCCCATCCAGAGCATAGAAAGCTGTGGCATCTTTGAGGTCGAGTCCTTCTGCCCCCGCACCGCTAAGGACAATAACTCTCTTCTTGCCCTGCTTAAAGGACTTCACACCAGTCTGCCTAATTTCAGAAGTAACCTTTGACCCCGCTATTTCAGTACCCTTGCCAATAAATAGGGCGTGGTCAATACCCATGGATTTAAGTCCTGCTGATAAGACATCAACGCCGCCATTGATGAGATTAGAGTACAGCACTACTTTGTTGTCTGGTCTGCTCTCCAAATGACGCGCTGTGTCATTTAGCAGTTTCTTTACCTTAGGTGTCGCTACAGCGGACTGCTCCACAGTTACATCTTTTCTTCCTGTGTGCAGGGAGTTCGAGAGTTTTCTAGCTTGACTCATCTGCACAAATAGCTGGTTGGCGTCCTTTACCGTTATGTTCTGGTCTTTCTTTGTGATGTACGTTTTAAGAGGGCCGAGCCGGTCAAGAGCGTACTGGTAAAGTTTATACTGCTCATCCGACATGGGGACCTTAACGTTCTTAAGCTCCTTCCTCGGCATACTCTTGCCCTTTAAGTCATCGGTAGTAACAAAGTGAACTCGGGGAGTTACTGTCTTTACGAAGGCTGTTGGGTTTCTCAAGCCAACAACTTTTCTATCCTTTCCTCCGAAACTTTTAGTATGTCCCACTGTCTGTGTGAAAGCCTTCTTAAACTGGTTTGGGGACATTCCCCTATGGGATTCCGATATAGTCAGGAGGGACGCAATCTCAGAGGGATGATTGTTAATCAATGAGGCCGTTAAGCCCATAAAGTTTCGTGCGTAGGGCCTAGCGGCTACAGCAGCCTTAAATACCTGGGAGCCCTCATTTCGTATCTTATGGTACTCATCAAAAATGAGTGTGTCCGCCCCCGTCCTCTTCATAAACCCAGCGGGGTCCCTCCTAAACATTGCATAGGAGACTATTGTGTAGTCTTTGTTCGGACCCACAGCATTAGGCCGAACGTAATTCTTTTTGGCCTTTTCGCTAGATGAGGCAACAACCTGATAAGAGCTATTGGTAAACTTGGCTACACCGTTCTCTGCAAAATTGTTTCTCAACCCGGAGGGTACGACTACTAAGGCCTTTCCAGCTTTTCCTATGTGCTTTAGTTTCTCAAAACCATAAATGCTGGTTACTGTCTTTCCGGTGCCCATCTGGTGGGCTAAAATCATCTTGCCGTTATTGTCTAATAGCTTCTGTACCGCGTCCTCTTGGTGGTCATAAGGTTTAAACCAAGCCTTCAAAGAAGGTATACCTGTTCCGTGACCTCCTTCGCCTTCCGCAGCATATTTTATTACGTAGTTATATAGACTCATGGTCCATGCCGTTATTGCTCATTTTGGCGTCGTTTATCTTTGACCTTCTTGAGCCCACCTAACAAGGCTCCTGCCCCTACTCCACCTGCTAGGTACTTTGGCACAACATCTCTCAATCTTTTCTTTTTGGGTATCAGCGTCTTTCTAGAAAGCGCCTCCAGAAGTTTTTCTGACTTAGGGACTAAATATCTCTTTTTCGCGTGCGAGGTCACAGCCTCAGCAAGCCTGCCCAGATCTCCAGAGGCGGGGCTTAGTCCATAGAAAAGTGCGTCATTGATACGCTTGTCCACCTTGGACTCCCTCATTCCTGGAAAAAGCCCCCTGAGGCCACCTTTTTTGACTTCCGCCGCAACTCTGCCCTTAAACAAAGAGCCTACTCCAGGGATATTTGGAAGCACCGCTTTACCGCCGCCCACAAGAAAGTGCCCGCCAATCGGCCCTGCCGCGCCAGACAGCCCTAAGCCGAGCAAACCTAGACCGGGAATAACCTTAGAGAGGGCACTCTTTGCATCCTGTGGTCCTGCTTTTGGCAGCCCCTCTCCCAAGCTTCCCCGTCCACTATATAATAACTTCTGCACGCCTTTTTGGAAGGTGGGGAAGTGCTTGCTTTTCTTCCAAAGCGGTTTGCCCCCAATAGCTTTATCAATTGCCTCGTCAAGATTATGTAAGAACGGTGTTGGTTCCCCTGTTCTTGGGTGAACCTTTAACTCTGGGTGCGCGTTTACATACCTTTTCGCCTTTAAGAGCAACTGCTCCCTACTGGCGTCGGGGAACTTTCTTAAAATTTTCCCAATTGTTATGCCTAACTCTCGGGACATCGCAAGCTCAGGGATCGTGCCGTATACCGACATACTTCCCCTGGCACCTGGGTTAACTCTACCCGCGATGCCCTCCCGTATACCTAAGGCCATCTGCGTAGACTGTTTGTCCGAAAAGTACCTCTGCGGCTTAGACAGCCCGAGTCTAGCTGCAAACCGCCCCGGCTTCCCATAACGCATCGCCCCTGCTGTGCCTGAGTGCCCAAGACCCAGCGCAATGACCTCGGGGAGCAGACTTGCCTCCTTCTTGAGAGCTTTTGAGGCTCCTTCTATAACAGAGGACAGGACAAGCCCCCCTAGCAGACCACCTACCGCGCCACCACCGGCAGCGGGAAGAGCTTTCCTCAAAGCACGAACTAAGTTCTTCTCTTTTCCAACAGTCATTTGGCTAACCACATCTTCCCCTGCACGAGAAAGCGCTCCCAGGGCCCCACCCCCCAGCGCAGGGAGTAGCATTTTTTTAGCGAGTGTGGGCTCCTCACCCTTTTTACCCTTCCGCCTACCAGCGGCAAGACCATAGCCCATTAATAGTGCTGCGGGGGTCTTGTAAAGAGACCGAGTGGTGCCCAATACACCGCCCTTCTTGAGAGCCTTGAGGGTTGACTCCCCTAAAGACTTACTAGCCCTATACCCCTCGATCCCACCCTTAGGTAGTTGGTACATAGCGGCTGAAAGCCCCAGATAAAGTAAGCCCTTTTTTCTTTCCTTCTTGTTTGAGGACGTGGCGAGATCGATACCTTTAAGAAACACAGGGGCACTGGCTATCCCTAAACCGGCCCCAAGGGCCCTGCCTGCTCCTCTTCCTTTTAGTCCCTGCTTGAAGTACTTCCCAAAAGAGCCCTTCCCGCCCTTGAGCTTAGCTTCAGTTGCCTGCTCTATGGCTCCTTTGGGGAGGTCTCCTAACAAAGCTTTTGCTGCGAAGATGGGAGCAACCTTAACTAAAGCTCCAAGGTAGCCCCGGTCTTTTTTAGCGTACTCATACCTAGTCTTACCTTTAGCGTCCTTGTACTTCCTCTTGTACTTTTTTTGCTTAGGCATGGTCGCTCACCGCAGAGGCTATTTTTCCAAGGAGTGCTTCAACAAAAAAACTATTGAAAGTGAAGGGCAGGTCTTTTACGCATAAGTACCAGCTATCCACCTCAGGTATGTATTCTACCTCAAAAGAACTGTCTGAGAAATTACGTAATGCCTTCTTAACCAAAGAATCGAACTCACTGGGGAACTCGGGGTCGGGCCAAAAATGAAATTTAACTCTATCCCCCTCTATCAAGTACTCAGCCTTGACACTAAGAATGTTCGTGACCGGCGTAGTAAAGACTACGGGGAGTATCCTAATTCCTGCTGTATCACTCATCTTCGCCCCTAAGGTCTTCAATGCTGGATATATCGCGCTTGCCTAATTTTATAGCTATGCCCCTAAGCTCTCCTAATATCTCCTTGGCAGCGTCTCCGGTTCTTTCTATTTCCTCATTAGCCTTGAATATGTTTTCCGCCCACAACTTGGCGGTTAGGGCTGTGTGGCGGTTGTTGGGCTTGCCGCTTAGTTCCATAAATCGCATAGACGACTCATGGAAGACAGATTTCAGAATAGACTCTTTGGAAACGTCAATCCTATAACCCAACTTCCACAGGGCAAACTCCTCACCTTTGCTGAAGCAGCCTTTAAGGAGTTTACCCTCCGGGTAGGTCTCTAGATAGGCATACCAGCCCCTTAGGGACATAATCTTAGGATTCCAAAAGTAATGTTGGTATAGAGCAACAGTCCCGGAGCTAATGTCGCTATTACAAAGTAAACTTAAATAGTCAGAAATTGTAGCAGCGGGGGTCTCTGTTAACGTCAACGCCTCAATAATGAGGCGCTTTTTGTCATCCCCCAGTATAGACCTAGCCTGGACGGCTTCAGTGTCCTCCCTATAAAGAGACATAAACCTTTGCCGCCTCACCCACGATAGAACTCCGGATGAATTAAGTCTAAATGGCGCTGGCTTTGTCTCATTCAGTTTAGAGTTTAATTCAGAGAGATACCCTGCACTGGGGGGTACCATGCCGTACATCTCTGCCAACGCTATTATCTGGCCTCGCCTCAGGCCAGAAAAAGTAAGCATATATTTCAGCCAGTACTCGTTTGGCTGTTTCATCACCCACCTGCAAAGCTAAGCCTCATCTGAAGTTTCTTAAGGCCTAAGATCGCTCTTTCTAAGCCCCTTAGGGCCGCTGAAACTGCGGGCTCAGGTATATCAGAGAGGCCTAATCGAACACCTATAAGAAGTTCAGCCAATTTAGCTGTAGCCTGCTCAAACTCTGGCAGGGAGTCAATGTAGCCCTGAACATTCTCTGGCGTTATGAAATTAAGGGATAGGACCGAATCTACCGTATCCGGCCCTGCAAGCATTGAAGCCTCTTTGGTTAAGTCAGCTTTAAGGAGACTTACTACCTTCGTTACTTCTGGGTCGCCCACGGAGACTTCGGATTTAGGAGTTAACACCTTCCCGGCAATGACTTCCACCTTGTCTCCAGACAAAGCCTCGGCCAGCTTTTCTTTTGCCCCTGACGAACTGTCACCAAGAGCCCCCAAAACTAGAAGCCCGGTTTTATAGTCTACAGCCCCCAGCTTCAGGTTGTCCACAGGTCTACCACAGAACTCAAACTGAGTTCCATCAGAAACCACCGCAACCTTATTCATCAGGGTGTTTTGGGAAGCCAGTTTGTCTATGCTACCCACGTCGCTTCTAAACCCGTCACCATAACTTAAGGGGATGAACTTACTATCCTCAGGTATCAGGTACTCCCTTTCGGACACCTTAACTGGTTTTAGAACAGACGCTTTCTTTACAATGCACGGGGGCCCTAGTGTCTTCGTTGCAAGATAGCTAACATCCCCACCTTTCTCTGTTACTGTTTGCGTGATGAACACAGGCTCTGATGTCTGCCCCAACTTGGGAAACAGGAAAGTGCCCTCCCCTCTGGGTTTCGACCCCTCGATTAGGGAAAAATCTACATCTCCACAACGGATGCCTGCAACATCATCTTGAATAGAAGCCCCAGACTTACCCACTATATACGCCAACTTAGTGTTTCTTCCTTCAAAGGTGACCACGTCTCTTAGGACAATAGCCCTCTCTGCCGCCCCAGCTTTTGGCAAAACTGCGTACACCCCTGTACTGGCTATCTTCTCCAGGTTATCTGTAGCTCCTACACGCTCAAGCGCAGCTTCATTACTCGATAATAAGCAGTAACCGCTCCCCACAACTTCCTGACGGACAGACAGAGGAATAGTCTCCGCGTGGCTATTCGCTATAAACGCAACCTTTACCTTAAAGGTATCTGCGGAAACAGAAGTTACTTCATAGCCACCGGGGGCTTTTCTCAAGACTGCTGCTGAGAAGTCTTCATCTACAACGACACTTTCAGCTTCCTTTTTAAAATAGGAAATCTTCGACACAGCTTGGTGGAACGCTGGGTTTGTCTGGAAGGCGGACTTCAGCCATTGGTCAACAGCGATCTTCTCAATCACCTTGTTCGCCACATCCTCACTCACCGTATTCCCAATGCGGGCCAGAACAGAACTGACCTTCTCCACAGAAGAATTGGGTGGCCCAAATCCACCCCCAGCCCCCGCAGCACTAGTAGGCGCATCTGGTTGGAAGTTCCCCCCAGCACTGAACTGCTGTGCGCCTGTGAGGGCGCTCTTGGGTGCTACCATATAGGGACTAGAGGAGAACAGAGCCGATGCGATTCGTTCTTCACTGAGGGGACGGAAGCTGCCATCATGCGTGATGAAGACATCAAAAGAGTGAGCCTTCTTATTGTCAACAATGATGGGAATTCGCAGGGTCTCTTCAGAAGCAGGGGGTTGTTCCCCGCCTCGTGAGATCATGTCCATCCTTTTTTGCATCTCCTCAGGAGGCGGTGCCGATACAGGAGACACAGTGAATACCCCGTAGAGGTACCCCATCGAGGAGTCTTGCCCCTCAATCGATAAGTTCACATCATACCTACCTAAGTATGGATGTTGCTTATACAGTTGGGCCGTCAACTCACTTGCGTAGGTCGCCGGGTTGTCGCTCAAAGAGAACTTTGCTGCAACTTTAACGAATTGCGGCGGAATTACTTTTGTTATAAGCTGCATCTCTATTCTCCCTATTCGCTCGCTTTCACTTTTGATTTACTAGTGGTTATGCCAATTAGGCTGGGTGAGGGGTCAATCGCCCCCGTCAGGGGGTTCACTATATGCGTATGTGCGGCAAGAGCACTCAGTAGCCCCATGTCAATGACTACGGGGTAATCTCCCGGACCGCTCCCCCCCAATTTACCTTCCTCGGTAACCTCACCTTCGGCATCTACTACCCCAAGAGCTACACCACCTGTAATGGGCGCAGCCATTACTAGATTACTAGTCGCAAGAGTAATAATGGGGGCTGTAAGCTTAATTTCTACTATAGCTTCTAAAACCACACTTTTCACCATAGCTTTAAACTCATCTGACTTGAGTAGCTCTACTGTGCTACCTAAGTCACCAAAATCTATCTTAACCCCATTATTAACTTTTGCATATACTGTATCCGCCACCTCGACGTGCACCGACGCCTCGGACCGTATGAAATTGTTGCCGCTAGTGTCTACCTGGAACGTGTACGTAACCTTTTCCTGCCCTTCTTCATGGGAGTAAATAGTAATGCTAATTGCCCCCGTACTGTCTACGGGTATTCCAGTAAAGGGCGTAAGAGCATCTGAAAATATTGTGGGCGGGTCTTCTTGCCTTGTTGCACTGTTGGCGAACAAGTGCTCTGAGTCTTTATCAGAGTCTAATACTTCATTGGACAGGGTTCCTGCCCGTACCTCGACTGTAAACTTGCCTCCGGTGACGTCTTCTTGGGCCTTGGCCTTGATATTGTACTTGACCAGCACAGGAGTATTCCTTGCGCTGGACATGTCATCCTCATCTGAAAGGGTGGCGTGTCCCCACTCTATCTCACCCAGGGGGGAGAACGCTTGGTATCTTTGGAAGAAGTCCCTGACTGTATTCTCTATGGGGATGTACACTCTCTGAGCAAGGGCCGTAGACCCTATTTGGAGTACGCCCCCTCTTCTTAGGATGATGAAATTGTCATCTGTGGCGCTGAGCATTACGTCCCCAGGCTCAAGTGGGTGTCGGAATCCAGAAAAGTCTGGCCCGCCATCAGAAGATACAGAGACAATGTTGCCCTCTTCGTCTCTTACTTCTTTCGGGATATTCCTTGGATTTTGTATCCACCCGAGCACAAAAGCAGTTTCATCGGCAGGTATGCACACGTAACAGTCACTGCCCGTCTCGGGCATAAAGTTAATCCCACCACCATGGTTGCCGTGGGTATAGGGCACCTGCCAAGGAATATCTACCAAGGGTCTGTTGGTGAAATTAGTTATAACATCGACGGTGTATTCCCTAAAATTAACTCCCGTCACCTTGGCTAGTTCGACCTTGGCGAAGCCGTCTGTCTGTACTGTAACTCCCATTAGTACGGACCCTCCTTACCCTTACCGAACTCGGCAGAATATAGAATACCGGGAGCAGGGTGCAGTCCGTGAATATCAGACTCCCACCCCTCATTGGCCGCTCGAATAAAGGTCTCTTTCAGTTTTCTATACTGCAGCCTAGCCACCCAGTCAGTGGATTGATCTAGGGGCAGTGTCTCTATACCACGCAGAATTGGAAAAACAGAAATGGGGTTCTTATACTTATTCTTTTTATTAAGCGATGATACATACGAGAGTGACGCGTAGTCCCCTCTTATGAATTCGTCTGAATCTCCAGGGTCTTCTATTTTACCAAGGTTGGTGACCGACTTAACCAACACCTCGATATTCTTCTTCTTTATCCCTTGACCCCCGTATATCGTGTGTAGCTCATCCGTCATATACCTTTGAACTGTGCCGATATTGGTTAGCTCCAAAAGCCTCCTTGGGTCAATGGAGCCGTCTGTGATGCTCTGCCCCTTCTTGACTATGTCCCCCGCCTTTACTTTTAACTTTCTAGAGCTTGGGACATATAGGTCTGCACCGCCGATTTTAACATCGAACCCCCCAACAGGGCTTTTCTTCACACTAGTTACTGTGGCCGCAATAGGTGACAACGTAGCTGAGTTGGGCAAAATCTTAGGAATCTTGAGCAACTGTATTACCCTATCGATGCCCGCAACAAGGGAAGACCCCCCTTCGACCACACCCCCAGTATGGAATGTCCTCATAGATAGCTGTGTGGCCCGCTCGCTTATACCCGTCCCCGCGAGAACCCCAATGTTAGTTCCCTTACTGATAGGTAGACCGTCGTCCATAACCCCGTAACATTTTGAGCACATCCCTTTGCCCATTTCACACTTCAATGGGGATCTGACCAGGATTCTAGAAATTTTATTAGCCTTCATCTTGGAAAAAAGATTAGGGGTAACCAGGGTGCCGCCTGGAATTGTAGAGTTACCCAATTTAATCGGCTTTAGTGTGAATCGGTCCACTGCGTCAGCGTCATCTATATCCAGGGCAATCCCTTTCGTCGTTCCACAATCATCATCAGAGATCACATAGGAGACCGCCGTATTTACTATCTGCTTGTTCAGAGCACCGGGCACCTGCACAGCTAAAACTTTCTCAACAAGGCCTTTTCTGGCACCGGAGGCTGCGACCCAATACCCCGCAGTATCTAGTCCTTCCGAGTAGGATCTAGTAACGGGAACGGGGATCGTCCGCCCCTTGGCATTTTGTAGGAGCATTGGGGCTATAACCATCTGCTGTACTTGGGACCAAGAGGGCTTAACCCCCGCTTTATTCATAGCGTATATTTTATTACCCTTCTTATCTAAGAGTTTCTTTGCGGCTGCGTTAATATCCGCTGTGGCTTTCGTGTAGAGCTTAACTATCTCACTTTCTTTCTGGGAACTGGAGAGGGCCTTATTCGCTATAATCGTGGCTTCCTTCTTTTTTGCTACTACTAGGTACTTGTCTCGAAGATCTCTTAATGAATCAAAGTCCTTAAGAGTAAATGAGAATCCTATACTATGCGCGTACCCAAACCCGAGATCTTTAATACTGTCAATTGTTTTAGCGAACTCCGCTGGAGTCTTCCCAGCTAGTTCTTTGAGAACCCCCTGAAGATTTTTAGACCCCATGACCAAATTTTTATCTGTAAGATACTCGTCCTTCTGGAGTTTCTTGGGCAGCAGCCTATTAAGGGACAACCTACCTGCGGTAGTGTTCATCCCTCCTACTTTGATCTGGTCGGTCATGGAGATGTCCCCAGACTTTGCTGCCTTGATCGCTTCCGCCGAAGATCCAAACGACTTGTTTGTCTTCTTCCCAAACTGGGTAAGGAGGAACAGGCCTAGCTGCCCCTCAAGGGTAGGTTGGTACATAACCTTACCCGTTGAAGGGTTGTACAGATTTTTGGAGGGCATCATCTTGTAGGCTTCGTCCACGGCCTCTTTGGAAATAGGGACGAAGACACCCATCGTATCCCCGTCAAAGTCAGCGTTGAAGCCTCCCGTGACCAGGGGATGTATACGAATAGCGCTCTCATTGTGCAGCCTTGGTTTAAAGGCCAAAATTCCAAATTTGTGCAAAACGGGATCGCGTTTAAATAGAACAGGCCTTCTAGAGACTGCTACATCTAGAGCTTTATTAGCCAGTGATGTGTCTTTTTCTACTTCGTCTCTAGCCGATAAAGGGGTATACCCCATCTTCACAAGCTCTTTGACAACAAAAGGCCTATAGATCTTCATAGCCCCTTTTCTGGGGAGGCCTATCTCATCTAAATTTAGCTGCATGTCCGGAACGATAACAGACCTCATTGTGAGGTCTTGTTTCCTATCCAGGATTTTCTTATGGAAGAAGCTTTCTTTGGGAGACCGCCTTCCGGACATTATTGTCAATATCCCCGGTGGCCTCATTTGGCCGTCCAGGGTCACCTCAGATTGTTGGGATGTTGAGGCTGTACCCATCAGGGCGTCTGTGGCGTTATAAACTTCCGCTCTTAGTACGTTGATACTACTCTCAGGAAGAACACCCTCCGCGTCACCAATCTTGCTGTTGAGTATGGCTATGTCCCGGTAAAGAACATTCAAGCCATCAATGTTCAGGTCTCCTCCCTCCATTGCAGTAATAGGTCTAAAAATCGGAGGGAGCACCGGCAAGTTACTTAGGGTGTAAGCCTCTTTAGCGGAGAACCCTGTCTTTTTAAGCATCAAAAGATACTTTATCCGCTTGTTGACTTTGTCCAGTTGTGACCTACGGGCTGTTTTTATCTGTTCCTTCGCCTCTGCTAAATCCTTATCAGGGTTAACCTTACTAAGCTGGTCCACGATAGCTATTGGGCCAGAGCGTTTTGCCTCTTCGGCAGGTACAACATTACCTTCTTCGTCAAATCCAGAATTGCCAGCTATTATCGAATCATACTCCTTGAGGGTTAACCCCAACAAAGAGACAATGCCTTTCTCAAACATGGGGTTAGGCATCGCGGATGATAGCTTTATGTGCCCCCAGTTTTTGCCCCCAGGGCCTCCAGTAACCTCTTCATCAAAAAGACCACCCTTCTCCGGTTTTAGGTCTTTCCCCCGAATAACTTTACTCCCATCTTTTATCTCACCCGCTGAGATAGCAAGGACCTGCTTATCGGTAAGGGGGGTTAGGATGAGGCCATTGCCCTCCTTCTCTACATTGAGACCCAGGGCTTTCAAGTAGGATAGGAACTTCTCATACGCAAATGAGGGCTTAGGCGCAGGTAGCACGGATCCCGTTTGGATCGCTGTCCAAATTTCATCCTGTGTCTTGTCGCTTTTGTAGGTTAGGGCGTCTCTGATATTTGCAGTGGCTCCATGAGAAAGCATGGCGTACAGACCAAGTTCCCCAAACCGCTGTGCGCTATACTTCCCGCCACCCTTGGGAACTAGAGTCGCATCATAATTGTGCCCATACCCATGACTTCGTGCAGTAAGTTTTTTGTCGATCTGATGTACAAGCTTTAAAAAATACTGACTCCCCATCAAAACCTTGCCGTAACTCTTACCGGTCTGGGGGTCGATTAAATCTTCAGTCTCCTCAATACCTGCCTCTTTAAGGGTCTCCTTGACCATCTCTTGGTAGCCCCTTTCTCGCTGGTAGGGCTGGATGTACACCTTTTTGGGGCCCTCTTTGGTCTTTACCGTTTTGTAATGACCCTTCACTTTGATTATCTTTTTTTCATCCTGCGACTGAAAATTATCTACGGCGTAGGGAACACCATCCTTCAGGGCAACTTTGGACAAGCTAGTCTCCAACACTTGCCCCAAATTGATTCTCCCAGGTACCCCAGAGGGGCTTAGTATAACCTGCACTACCTTGCCGTCTTTTGTTTTGGGCATCTCCTCGTCAGGCACGACAGCAGTTATTACGCCTTTATTGCCGTGTCTCCCTGTTAACTTATCTCCTATATCGGCGGGCTCTTCAGTCTTGACGTAGACCATGATCTCCCGACCATTTCTAATAACGTCGGTGACTACTCCACTATAAGGTTTGTCCCAAGTAAGTGACTTGTTCTTAAAAGGGCGGACCAGGGATTTATGTATCCCTTTAAGGAGAAGCTGCTCCTTGGAAGGGTCGGTTTTTTGCATAGCCGTGACAAGGTGATCCCCTGGCCCAACCTGTTGCCCCTTTTTGATAACACCGTCTTCATCTAACTTAGCGGCGTTATCTTCTGATACTGTTCCAGGGAAATTAGCTCTGAACTTACTGAGCCCTATTCCCATATTTCGTTCTATGTAAGCCCTGTTCTTATGGAGGTGCTCGCTGGTTAACTTCTTTGAGGCGCTCTCGCTGATTACGACGCCGTCCTCAAAGACTAGGCCCTTAAAAGGAAGGTAAGCCACGGCTAGGTTAGTGCCTATTGAGAGTACGCCGTCCTTTGTAAAATTTGTATCTGCAACGACTTGGCCCTTCTGAACCTTATCCCCTTTTTTCACCAAAGAGGTGCTGTGCATGAAGGCCTTTTTATCATTTAGGGGGTAATTATTGTAAAGCTGAACTTCGTGCTTTTCCCCCTTGCTGGTCTTTATCGTTATTTTGTCACCAGAGACGCTTACAACAGTTCCGGACTCTTTTGTCTTGTGGGAGTTAAAGCCGCCTAAAATCTTCTCCCAGGTGTTTACGTCTTCCCCACGACTTCCTGAGGCTGTTTGTACTAACGGCTGTTCCCTGTTCTTTAAGGAGATTGCTTGCTCCATATGCCGGGTGGCCATGCCTGCTCGATTAGCCTGATCGGACGGCAAAAAGGGAATCATATTGGCGGTCATAGAGAACATCTGCTTAGTCGAAGGTAAGATGTAATCAACCTTATCCGGACTTACAACAGTCGGGTCTTCACCACCACTAGGTATAACTGTTATCTGGCCTGTCTTAGGTCTTGGCTCTTTTCCTTTTTCAAAAATGAATTGATCCGAGAACGCAAGGCTTCCCTCTTTTAGAGTTACTGGCGTTGCCTGCTCAAATTTCTTTTTCTTCGTATTGTAGACTCGAATGGCGGGACTCTTCCCCTCCTTACTAACACCTAAAGTAAGGTGCGTGGACACTCCTGACCTAGAGCCCTCAGGGGTATGGATCGGGTCTATGAACCCAAGGTGGCTGGCATCAATCATCTTGGCGTCGTCAGTGATCGCATTATCGCTTGCTATACCACCTGTGCCGGTGAGAGTTACTCTTAAAAAGCCCCCCACCATGTCTACGGGGTTTACTTGGCTACTCTGCTGAGAGAGCGATGTCGAGGTGAAGAACGCCTTTACAGGTACATTAAAAATGTCCGTTGTTACGATAGAACGAACTTCCTCTCTCCTATCTAAATTATTCTTCATCTTGTAAAGAATACGCCGCGAGGAGTTCTGTATCCTTTCAGGAATATGGTCCTGCACAGACCACAACTCTTTGAACTCAAGAGCATCCCGGTTGTCTACCTTGCTCGTACCTCTACTAACGCCTAATAATTTACCCGAAGCGGCTAATAAGACAGGGCCTCCGACCTCAGTATAGGGCTTCCCAAGGGTTGTTTTAGTGGTTTCTCCGCTTAGTTCTGTTTTGGCCAGAGCTTCTTTTATTACAGGCAACGCCTCTATATCTGTTTTTCCTGTGAATCTCCGGTCAAGGGCTTTGGCCATCTTGACAAGATTGCCCTTCTTCTTTGTGCCGACGTTCTCAGCGTAAAGAGGCCTACCCCAACTTTTCTCTATAGCCTCATCAGCTATCCCTAGAGCCTGTAAAACAGGCAATAGCTGTACATGGGAAGACCCGTACCCTAGGAGAAACCTTCGCTTCTCTGGGTCAAAGGACATCTTGAAGCCACGACCCTTCGCAAGGTTGAACTGCGTTTCAAGCTCGCCATTAGCCTTTCTTCTCGTATAGGCCCCGGCCTTTAGACGCCACTGGTTGTCCGCTTGGTACTCTGTACCAGCTACAATAAAGCTATAACGTCTAGTTAGTTTGGGCAGGCTGACCAATTTTAGCTTGGACGCCTTACTTACGATTTTACCCGTTTCATTGTCAATGAGGTCGAAGTCCCCGTAAATACCAGTAGACCAAGTTCTACCACGCATTCGGGCCTTGCGTTGACTGGCGATATCGTCCACGTCAACGTCCTTCCCTGCATATACTTTTTTGGCTATGAGCGTGTGCTTTCTCCCCGTGAGAGGGAAGAACTTCTTGATCTCATCTACAGTCCCATCTTCGAGGGCTGCCATGGCCCTCTCAGGATCTAGAATCGACATTTCCTATCTCCTAAAGCAGTGTACGACACCAACCCTTTTTGGGTATAAGAGTAATGGAGGACCAAGACTACGTACTCCTCCGTAACCACATGCCCCCTTGGGGGTAACAAAAGAGGTTCCTATGCGATATTTTTTCCAGTCCTCATGTTCGGATCTAGACACAGACATCGACGACGCGTTAGACCCAGACTCGGACAAATGAAATGTAAACTGAAGGATGGATGGTGCGCTGAACCTACTCAGTGCAGGCAGTGTCCCTACTTCAGTGGGAAGGCGGGAAGGGTTGTGTGGATGTGCATTATATGCCTTCATAACAATTCGTCCCTGCCTTTTTACCACAAAGGTACGTGTAGTCGGTGTGGAAAAGTAAGGTTGATTCTCATACCCGTACCTATATCTGCGCTGAGTCAGGAGCCGCCCGAGGAGGAAGCTTCTCAGGAAGAGGCTTCATAGGCTTCATCCCGGACCCGCTTAAGTAATTATTTACCAGCATGTACAGGTCAGGGTTACTGGACCGTAGCTGAGCCATAGCCCTGTACCTGTCAACCTCATTCATAGCTTTTACCTGACTGCCCAATTTTTTAGCTTGCGCGAACAAGTCCACCATGGACCCACCAGCCTGTGCGACCTGTTGATCCATAGGACTCTGCTCAACTCCCTGAACGGCTCCCTGCTGTGCCTGTTGTGGGGGCGCTTGCTGCTCCGCACCGGGCTGTTGCCCTGGTGGGGGAGCGCCTTGTTCTGGAGGTGGTCCCTGCTGTTGTTGTGCCTGCTGTTGTTGTGCCTGCTCTGCTCCCTGCTGTTGTGGCTGTTGCCCTGGTGGGGGCGCTTGCTGCTGCATTTGGGCCTGAGCTTCCTGCTGCATTTGTTGAGACTGGATCTGATATCTAGTCTGGGTGAGCATGGCCTCGCCCTGAGCTTCTGCCTGCTTGCCCATCTGTGTTCGTGAGTCCCTGGCGAAATCAATACTTTCCTTCTCAATAAGTTTCTGCTCAGTGTCGTAGTTATAATCACGAGACTGCAAGAAAGTGCGCCTGCTGATCATCTTGGCGTTGGTGAGGTTCATGTCGAATGAGGCCCTCTGGATATCATCTGCCATTTTAAATGGCTTAAACTTCAGTGCGATTTTGGGAATGTCCAAGAAGGCTGTGACCCTGTCTCGTATGAAGGTAACGAGACGCATCATGTCTTGCCTATTACCCAAAAATTCATTTTCAAGTGCACGTAGGTTTACAGAAGCACCGGAGTACTGGGCCTCCCCGTAGAAGAACCCAGTGGGAACGCCCATTCCGGCAATTATCTGATCGTTGTAAACCCGAGTTTCCTGATGAAGGAGAAGACCCTTCCCCTGACCCCCTATTAGCTGGTACCCCACGGGAACAGGCATAACGGGTATATGGTTATTATCCATTTTCCACTTCTTAATTTGCTCTTGGACCTCCTTCTGCCAGTCTTTCAAGTTTACATGGGCGTAGGGGTTGTTACCGTCAGCAGTTACTTGGGGGAACATGACCCGCATTGGGACAATGTGTTCCAAGGCCACTGCCTCTTGAGCTTTACGAAGAATCTGTAGGAAATAGATGTCTTTCAAGACGGGTAAGATTAACGGAGACCCCCAGCCACTATCCGTGGGCTCTCTAGAAATCGAAGGTCTTCGCGCATGAAAAAGTTTGCTGGGGTCCAGCATGATAACTTTATTTTTCGCTAAAGCGTCTATGAACGCCTGCGGTATCGTCTCTATAACACTGGGCTTCCCTATGGTGATCTGGTTCTTCAGATGAACCGGCATCGTATAGTAGTACTGATACTCGCCAGTGATCTCTGTGTAATTAATAGTAATATTGTTTGGGTTCCACCGAAGTAGGCGTATTTTCTTATAAGACTTGACTGGCTCGTCCTTGGCTTTGGCTGGCCCATTATGGCCGCAGGACTTACACGTTATGTGAAATTTAAAGCCTTTCCATTTGTACCCAATCTTCTTGGCCACGTAGTCTTGGCTGCACGAACTACAGGTAAGCTTCTTAACGAACGGGAAGGCAATAGAGACAAAAGAGTTCCCGTAAGTATACCTATCTAAATTAGTCTCAATCAGAAAAGTTCTGAGCCTGAACTGGTCTTCAAAGATAGACTTGTAAAGCTCCTGCACTCCAGGGTTGTCCTCGGAGTAGACCAGATCAGTAATAGGGTACGTGGCTAGTTTGTAAGTAATCGCGCTTATAAGGGGATTCGTCTGCTGATAATACAGACACCACTTAAAGGTCTCCTTTACGGTCTTAGGTAGATAATTTTGAGCTATGTCAAAAAATGGGCTGGGGTAGAAAGTCTCCGGCCTACCTACATTTTTAGCAGCCGTCAATCTATTACTGCCTGATAGGCCATGTGCTGGCATCTTTTAATACCTCAAGAAAAGAGTCTTTTAAGCTGGTCCAAAAGCATTTTGGAAATCTGAGTGTTGAAGTCCTTAACTGACAAGGACTTCATTACCTGAATGTCGTCGGGGTTGGTCCCGTCAAACTTTGGGGTTGCCCCTTTAGAAACTCTTACCTTCACTCTTTCCTGCTGCCCTTTAGAAGCAAAAGACTTTGTATGTTGGTTGCAGGGTTCTAGGGGGCCGGGCCCATAGACCATTCCATAGTCTAGCATACACGCCGCTACGTACTTATATACCTCTTTAGATATATCCTTGTCCTCACGGATATGGCCGAAAATCTCTAGTGCAACAGAGGCCCTGTGGGGGGTACTCTTTTGTATAAGATCAAACCTGGGGGGGAGGCCAAGAAGCCCCATAGCTACTTTTTCAAATACCTCCCATAGCTCGTAAGGCTGGTCTGACACGTGGCATGTTCGGATAGCCTGGATCTTATTTCTATTGATTTCGGATATTGTCGTGCCCCACGTTCGCCCGATCTCAACCCAGCAGGTTTCAGGTTCCCAGGCAAGGTACTCTTTTTTAAACTCTTTGAGTAAGAGCAAGTTCAGGATCAGGGGATGGGTGTTCTTATTGGTAAACGCCATTTTAGTGGAACTAGGCCCTTGATATAATTTAGGGGGCGACACATGCTGCTTACCTGGAATCATCGATCATTCCCGCTATGACCTGCTTATGCGTAGTGGGGAGACTTCTAAATACGTTTACAGGGTCCTCAGAAAACTGTCTATTGAAATCCTCCCCAAACGTCTCTTCTAGCTTGTTGGAAGAGGAGTCCATGTACTCTTGCAAGTCGTCCCTGGTGTACTCTTTACCACCTACCTCGGTAATGTCGTTGTTAGGGCTTTCTGCGGTCTTCTCAATCGACGTCCCCAATACGGAGGAATACGGGTCGGGAAGAAGCTTTCCGTATAAATGAGTCAATCCCTGCTTAATGTCGAAATCATACAGGAGCGTTGCTAGAGAATCAACCTCCACGCTAGCTGATTTCTCAAAAAGATAGTCTAACTCCTCACTGGCCTCTTTATCAAAAGTAACAAGTTTCCTCAGGTCTAAAGACAACTTGAGATCACTGCCTACAGTGCTTCGTGCGTAGTCAGTCATACGCGCTGGCAAGTCCTCCTGCACCCCCGCCTCTTTTACCTGTAGCATCAGGCGACGTTTTCCTCTTGGAGAGCAGTCGTCAAAGGCGTCCTCGACCACCTCATAGGTAGAGTCATTTTCAATACCAAAAAGCTTTTCCAGGCTGATGTTGTCGGCGTGCGTGCTGTACCCAAGTTCCAAGGAAGCTGCCTTTGTCAGCGTGTCGGGCGCAGCAAACCCAAACGAAACTAGAGCATCATTTAACTTCTGTGCGGTCTTGACTCTGAGGCCTTCAGGTAGGGATTCTCCATACTCGGAGAAATACATAGCGGACGCTAGCGTATTTCCAGCGTCCACGCAGGGATACTTGTACTCCTTGCCCGTTGACGAGTCAACAACAAGAGCATAGTCATTATCGTTTCTGGACACGTTGGAAGATAGGTCAGCGGCAGTTTTAATGATGGCCGGAACGGTATTAAAGCCTATCTCCTTTCTAAGGAAAAGACCATTATCGTCGTAGTGGTCAAGAACAGAGATTTGTTCTAAAGAAAAAGAATTGGCGTTCGACATCTCCACACTCCCACAAGGGTTCGACTATTTTTGGTATAAGCAAGTTGTAGCAACCCTACCTTAACCTTGGAGAGGTACCACATCATGACCGATGATAACACTACTGAAAGTAAAGTAAAAGTATTAGAGTTACACCCCAACAGGGTGGTCTCCGTCGCCACAACAAAGGACAAGCTCCTAGCAGACTTGGGGCGTATTGTCCTGAGTTCTGTCCAGAAAGCTGTGACGGAGATTAACTTGCACACCGAACAGGAGGAGGTAGTTCTAACTATTGTGCTGCCCAAAATACAAATCGACCCTAAGTCCAGTGACCAATGAGGTAATTGGAAAATTGCTCCGGGATTTATGGGAAAAGCACAACTACTCCATACGGGGTTTTGCTAAGAAAACCGGGCTTTCAAGAGAAAGTGTGCGCCTCTACGGCTCCGGGGCACGTATCCCAAGTCATCAAACTATCTTACTCATGCTCGCTGCCCTGGAAGAGGGCGAGTCTGAGGAGGGCTTAGCTATTTTGACGTGCGCGCTGAACATAAAAAACAAAGAAATAACCCACTATTTGGGCGAGGAGCGAACGCAGGTCAATCTAGAAAAGAAGCTAGACGTCCTAGTAGACTTATTCTTTGAGCACTCTGGTCGAGATAGGGTACCTTCCATTGAGCACTTCATCAGGGAAAAATTTAGAGAAGTGGAGGAGAGTTTATAATGAAAATCTATGACCCGGAAATGGACCAGGGTGAGGCAATCAAGGGAAAAACGTTTCTTTCCTCAAATCTATGGCTGCCGAAAGAGCGTGTAAGCGACATTGACATACTATTGAGAGCCTGCACCTTTTACCAAGAAAATAGAAAAACGGGCCAGTCTAAGTCTATAAAACTAGCAACAGTTAAAAAGTACCATGTAGTCGTCCCCCGCTATTTATTATCGGTTAATAGTCCCTCAGAGGGTGCGCTCGGATCTATAGAGGAGCCCGAGTACAAATGGAAAAGGATAGACTTCAAGTCAAAAGTAAAACCCAGGAACCCGGCTCAGGAAAAAGCCTGGGGGGCGTTCTCTAATCAAAATTTCGGTACCCTCAATCTCGCCTGTGGCAAAGGTAAAACGGTGCTCGCCCTGCATAAAATTGCGCAGCGCAAAGTACCTGCTGTCGTTGTCGTCTCCAGCGTGGGTTTGATGAATCAATGGAAAGAACGGGCGCTGCAGTTTTTGGGTCTGAAAGAAGAAGAAATAGGAACTGTCCAAGGAAAAAAGGCTGAGTGGGATAAACCCTTGGTTATAGCCATGGTGCAGACCTTGGTGTCACAGAAGCTTAGTATCCCCATGGATGTACGGCGGCGTTTCGGTACTATCATCTTCGACGAGGTGCACCATATGGCGGCAACGTCTTTTGTGCAGACAGCCGATCTCTTCTTTGGTGCGCGCTTCGGGCTGACGGCTACCCCTAAAAGGGAGGACGGCCTAGAAGACGTGTACTTTGCGCACATAGGTCCGATCTTCTACTCAGACCTGAAGGGGGAGCTTTCCGCAGATATCTTCTTCAAAAAGCTCCCCACGTCTCTTACAAGAAAAGAGGAGGAAGAGATGTTAGACAAAATAGGAGAGTTCTCTGTCGGTAAGTTTTACCAAGTATTGGCCAACAAGGCGTCGAGGAACAAGTACATTCTAGACGTTGTAGAGCAAGCTCTGGGTAGTGGGAGAAAGCTGCTCGTGCTCGTGCACGCCGCAAAGCATCCCAAAATATTACTAGATAATTTCAACACTGCTGAACGGAAGACCAGCTATACGGCAGCGGCTGTGTCTGGTATAACTAAGGGTGCGGATAGAACACGGTTGATGGAAGAGGCTGACGTGACCTTCGCTACCTTTGGGGTGGCAAAGGAGGGTCTTGACGTGGCCTCTCTAGATACCTTAATCTTTGCTACCCCCTTCAAAGCATGGGGGGCCTTTCAACAAGGAAAAGGACGAGTAGAAAGAATAACAACCAACAAAAAGGACCCGCTAGTAGTTGTCCTAGACGACTATGGAGTAGGCCCCGCAGCAGCAATGTGCAACACACTACGACGACTCATCAAAATAAAGGGCTTCAGTTACAAGAATGTCAACCGCAACCAATGACAAAGAACTAGAACAACTATGCTTAACCTGGAAAAAGTGCAAAAAGTGCCCCCTCTATAGAAATAGAAAAACGGCTATCCTGCCGCTTGGGAACCCAAACCCCCAAGTAGTATTTGTTTTAGACCGTTTACATGTGGGGAGCATGTATGGAGAAGGTTTAGAAAACAGTACCCAAATATGGGTATTAAATAAAATACTTAGCTACCTCGAAAATAATCCAGTAATAAAAGACTTTTGGGTAACCCCGGTAGTTCTATGTCCTACAAAGGCGACTAATCCTAAAGAGAAGTCTCCAGATATGATGCCGTTACCAAAGGTAAACCATCTGACCGCTTGTAGGGAAAGACTGCATAAAGAACTGCATATACTTCAACCTAAAGTTATCGTAGCGTGCGGAGCGGTATCCTTGAAAGCTCTCCATATCAAGGCTCCCCCCAAGTACAAAGAAGCTTTTGGGGTGATGTCAGAAGTCTACATTCAAGGAGATTTAGTCCCCTACGCTGTACCTGTAATGACCACATTCTCCGTTAACTATTTAGATAGGCTGGGCCAAAGCGACCCAGGGATCTGGAATAAGTTCTATGAGCATTTAAACGTATCTTTAGAAATAGCTGACGAACTGAACAACTTAATGGGAGGTAGGCATGAGCCTAACTAAGGTCAAGGACGCTGTAGGGCAGTTTGAAGAGAAGAAAAAAAGGTTGCTGACATTTATGTCCGACCATGAGAACGAGATGGAAGAGTTTTTCGTTTTAGTAGGAGAGTACAATCAGTATCTTTCTGAAGCAAAGGATTTACTGCGAGGGGCTAGTGAGGCGGGGGCTATTAGAGTTGGCCCCTTGTCCCGTAGTGCGAAGCCGAAGTACATTAGGTATGACCCACAGAAAGTACCTGTCGATATTTTGACGATCCCAGGTGTAGTTAAAGACCTGGACTATAAGAAAATTGACGCCTTGGTCTCTGTTGGGGCCGTCAATGAGGAAGACATCGCCCCTGCTAAAAATATTGTATACGGCTCAGCCAGAATCTCCGGCCCCAAAGAGATCATTTTGAAATTATGAGGAACACACTGTACCCAATAACTGTGAAAACCTACACAACAAAAACCTACGGAAAGGGAGAAGACATGAAGTCGAAGACGGAAGGTACGGAAAGCATCAAAGACCTAGTTAGGATAGACACACCAGAGTCTCAGGTCGCCTCTGTGACCTGCGGGTTCACTAGAAAAGTGTCTGATGCGGCTTACTGGGGAGACGGAACTTGGGACAAGATCCCTTGGTCAGTGGAAGCATTCTCTTCTGTAACCCTCAAATGCGAACAAACTGAGAGCAGTTTGGATGCGGCAAGGGAGCGCGCTCTCAACATCGCCTGGGAGGCCTCACAAGAAAATATAGGGCACGCGATAGTGTCTCATGTAGACGACATAAAAACCCGTCTCTTCCCACACCTATTCTGACATGAAGATAAAGAAAGGACAGATAGACGAGGTAGTCCTCTATGAAGTAGAGCTAAAACAGATCTTCGGAACTGGCGTGTTCGGCATAACGGCTAAACTGGGCTACAAGGCTAACGAACGTCCAGTGGGGGATATAAACCTCAGCGGCCTCTCCTCCGACATTGACGAGGACTTAAGCGCCGCAGTGGCCGCCCTGACTACTGTGTTAGAGCGGGTTTGCGTAACAAAGCTGCTTCTAGCGGAAGCGGAGATAAAGGAATCGGAGGTGCCAAGAGGGCTCCTGCCGACCAAAACAAATTCAGGTGAGTATGGAGATATATAATGGCCAACTGGGAGTTACAGCTTATAAGCTCTATCGTAAAAGCTCCCGACAGGAGCGAAGTATATAGCGAAGTCTTAAAAGAGGGAGTGTGCTTTAAAATGTTTGGGACTCCCCAAGCACGCTCCCTCTGGGCTTCCATAGAGGCTTACTACAGTCGCCCAAACAATTTTGGGCACATACCAAGTGAGCAGACATTATTAGAAGGTAATCCCAACCTGACACTACCTGTGCCGGTTGAGAACATTATCGATTTATGCAGTAACGTAAAAACTTCTTTTGTAAAAAGACAAGCAGAGAAAAGTATACAAGAGTACCTACAAGGGGCCCAAACTGACCCCTATATAGCGGTAGCGGGGCTGTACCAAAGTCTGGGCTTACTTCAAGATGAGGCCAATGTCAGCAATGACGTAAGTTTCAAAGAAAGAGCTTTAGAAGAAGAAATCTTAAGATTGGAAGAGATCCATACAAAACAAGGCATCACTGGGATGCCTTGGCCCTGGGCGAAGCTGAATCTAGATACAGGTGGGATACACGACTCGGACTATATAATGGTCTGGGCGTTGCCCAAGTCCATGAAAACATGGTTTGGGCTTATCATAGTAACCCACCTGTTCAAGACAGGACGAAAGGTGCTGGTCTACTCTAAAGAGATGACCTGGGCAAACACTAGGTCACGCGTAGCATCTATCCTGGCTGAGGTCAGTTACGATGCGGTGAAGCAGGGCAACCTGTCTCAAGTTGAGAAGATAACGTACCTGAACTCCCTGGAGGATATCTGTAGAGAGGACCACCCAGGTGATATCATCTTCACAAATGCAGATAGATTAGACGGCTCCCCAGGCGGGCCAATAGAGATTAGAAGAAAGATAGAGATGTACCAGCCTCATTTTGTGATGCTGGACTCCAGCTACATGCTGGAACTTCCGAACACAAAAATGAACCCCTTAGATTGGAAATCTTTATCACTTGTTAATAGAGAGTTAAAGCAGATTACCAAATCTCTAAATATACCGATTCTCGCCATTCTGCAAGAGAATGAGAGGTCGGCCTACAAATACCAAAAGTCTAGAGGGACCGCCTCACTGGCCATGAACACAGGCGCAGTCATGGACTGCGACCTGGGAATTAGGTTGGTGAGGCACTCCAAACGAAAAGAACTCAGCATCCACTATGCCGCAGCTAGAGAAACCGAGGCCGATGGTTTCACAATAAATGCTATACCTTGCGAGAACTTCCAATACGCCCACGAGCACCTTCATAACATAGGTGACGACTTTGAAGACGAGGGAGGAGAAGAGAATAGGCCACAAGTGCCACAACCACCAGAACAACCAGAGGAGAGTTGGTCATTGATATCTTCATACAATCAACCTATCAACGATGAGATCCAAGAAGACCTAGAAGAAGATGAATAGGCAGCACACAATAAGCCTCCTACAACCGTTTATAGAGTTTGCAGATGACGAGCTAAAAAGTAATAACGTAGCGGCTTACTGCCCATTTCATAAAGAAGGGAAGGAAAGACGACCCTCATTCTATGTGTACGTTGGGCCGAGAACTCACAGAAAATCTCCAGGTTCAGCCTTCTGCCACACCTGTAACAAGGGATGGAGCCTAACATCTCTACTAAGGGACCTAGGCGCAGGCTACATCCAGGTTAACGACATTGTCGAGGACCTCGACGGATCTTACGAAAAACCACATCCGATTAATTCATTGGATTTCACATTGCCAAAGCTACCTGACGCGATGTTAGGTGCCTTCGACTTTGTGCCCAAGTCTTTACTCCAAGAGGGCTTTTCAGAAGAAATTCTCAAAGACTTTGAAGTAGGGTTCGACCGTAGACGTAAAAGAATAACTTTTCCTATCAGGGACCACTTGGGAAACCTCGTAGGGGTATCTGGGCGGACTGTCGTGAACGCACTTCCTAGGTATAAAGTATATCGTCAGGAACTATATGAAGTAGACAGGGGCTATGAATTGAAAAAAGGAAGAGTTCTGTGGAACCTACACTCCTTCTTTCATAGAAATATCACCCAAGGAGTTTATTCACCTGTAATAGTCACTGAGGGCTTTAAGGCTGCCATGTGGGTAACACAGTGTGGTTTCAAAGAAACTGTTGCACTGCTAGGGGTACACCTAACAAAAGAACAGAAATTTCTACTAACAACTGTGGCAAACACCGTAATTTTGTTTCTCGATAACGACGAGGCGGGGAAGGAGGGAACTAAAAAAATAGCAAAAGCTCTCGGCTCAGAAATACAGGTGAAAATAGCAAGATACCCATCACAGGAAAAACCAACAAGCCCAGATGATCTAGCCAAGGACGAGGTAATCCTGGCTGTCAATTTGGCCAACACACCACTAGAGAGGATACTCCGTGACAAAAGTTAACTGGGAATCATTCCACAAAGACCACCAAAAGAGAAAACAAAAACTACTGAGCAAGAAGAAAAACAAAGGTGGGGGGGACTCAGCTTTCCAACCCGCTCCTTGGGCGGAGCGAATGAAATACTTCAAGCCGACTGAGACCCCAACCAGGGTACGCATTATCCTGAACAAAGACGGGTCCCAGTACTACACCTACTACAGTAGGTGGGTAAAAAGTGGGGGAGGGAGCCGAAACGTCATCTCAAACTCATGGAATGGTGACCCAGAAAGAAACATTCCGTGCGCGCTGTACTACTACGCGTTGGAGGAGGAGAAGCCTGAGCTTCTCGCCTCTCCTAACTACAGTATGACAATTCTGGTTCTTGAGGAGTTCTATAAAATCCCTAAGACGTCAAAAAGTGGAAACACCTACTTCATTTACGAAAGGAGTTTAGGTGAGGACCTCCACGGAAGGTCGTTGGACCCACCAGAGTGTAAAGACTATGAAAAGATCTTTGGTAGAAAGTTGCATTGGTCCATGTGGGGAACACAGAAGAAACAGTTCGATGAGTCTCTTGGAGAATTGACTGAGAAGTGTGGGCACTGCAAAGAGGGTAGTCTAATGGTCTTTGCTTACACTTGCCCGAAGTGCGACCACGAGATAGCTAACCATAAGGTCTCCCCTATAGAGGGGGAAGAAGAGGATATCTTACGAAACACAGATATCGTTTGTCCTAAGTGTGACGAGGGGATTAGGGCAGAGAGCCAGTTTGAGTGCATAAAACAAGAGGGTTACGGACGTAGAGCTAAGTGGGTTCCTGGGTGTGACAACCCTGTAGCTGTTGAGCCCTGTACCATAGACCTGACAATCAAATGTACCGAGGTCGGAAAAAATCGACTCATCGAGATACTAGAATTCGACAATCAAGAGGAGATTGATCTCCCAGGGTATATGTTTGAGCCCTTCGACTTTGATCGATTCTTTGGGCAAATGAGCTTAGAAGAGCAGGCCCGGTGCATGAATAGGGAAAACCCCTTTGACGACAACGCGCAAAGCGTTGTCGATAAGTTCTTCATGACCGACCCAGACAAAGAGGACGAGCATAGCTCCCCTCGTGAGATCCCGTTCTAGTCTTTTCAGATACGCTGTGGCCCTTTGGGAGTTGAAGACGCAGTGTAGAAAACTCCCACGTCTCTTCCCAGACGTTTACCAATTGGGAGCGCCCCGGACCTTAGAAGTGAAGACGGTGGCAGTAGAACTTCCAAGGGGGTGCAAGGCCCCCACCTTTAACCCCACTTAAACCCCAGGAGACTGATGTCTGTAGAACACTATTTACAGCGCATGGTAGCTTTTAAACAAGCCTTCACCAGTAGAAAGCTTCCAGAGGGTTGGCACTATATGGGTACTGACGACTTTATTTTAGACCGAGGGGTAAACTTTGAGTCAAACTCACTGACCCCTGAAGAATTAGATATCCTCCTCGCGGCTGTGGACAATTGCTCTGTGGGGCGATTCATGCAGCAACAGTGCTTCTATAACTCTCAAATGCTGGTCCTGGGTGACTATAGCGACCAGCTAAAGTACACAGAAGGCTACGGCTGCAGTGGGCAAAGTATTCTTCCTATGCACCACGGATGGGTGACACTCAATGATAAGGTCATCGACCTTACATGGAGAACGGAGAAACCGAACCACAAAGGTCGGCTCACCAATAGAATCTTTGGTGAATTCTCAGAGCCCTGGTCCTACCGGGGTGTTCATTTTACCCAGAAACTGATCTACCAAAGGATGGCAAATACAAAGATGATCGGCACACTCATCGACAACTGGGAGCAGAAATGGCCCCTGTTTAAATGGGAGCGCCTTAACCCCCCATACGAGGACCAGAACTATGTTCAAGCTGCTGCCCGAGCCGAGGAAGGTAAAAACCCCTGAAGAGGCACTTAAATGTGTCGAGGAATTATCCAGTAATAAATTGCTGGCCTTCGACACAGAGACCACGGGACTCTCACGAATAAAGGACCGTGCGATTATTTTAGCCCTAAGCGACGGGGAGAACAGATGGGCCGTCTGGGATCAAATGATTCCCTATTTCAAAGGCCTCTTGGAAAACCCGGAGATCAAACTCATAGCGCACAACGCTAACTTTGACGCATGGATGTTACTCAACGTCGGCATAAACCTAGATCGTCACACGGAACGCACGCACTACAGGTTGTACGACACAATGGTCATGCACGCCTTATTACGTGACTGCGATCCTCACGATTTGAAGTCATTGAGCAAAAAGTATTTAGATACCGATATGGTCTCCTTTAAGAGCACCTTCGGCTCACAGATGAGGAAAAAAAGTCTGCAGGAGATTCTCTTAGATGAAGAGAACGAAGAGGTCGTGGCTAACTATGCCTCTCTCGACGCATACGCCACTTACCACTTGTTCATGAGTTTACGTAGTGCTCTCCATGAGCGTGAGATAGAGGAGCCTGTAGCGGACCTACATACCCTCTGGGAGTACTACCTAAAAACAGAACTCCCTTTCACAAAAGTGCTGTGGGAGCTTGAACGTAACGGCATCACCGTAGACAAAAACTGTCTGCTGGAACAGGCCCCCAAAATGGAAAGGCAGATGCTTTCCACACTGAAGTGGTTTATCCGAGAAACGGGGAACATCACTATCAATCTGAACTCTGGTCCAACTATGAGGTCGTTGTTTTTCGACACGTTGGGCTATAAACCTATATCGCACACAGACAAAGGCCAGCCACAGCTAAATCAAGCTGTTCTTCAAAAGTGGGCCAAGTCTGGGTGTACCCACGCCCAGAATTTGCTCACGTACCGTGACCTTGATAAGAGGCTGAACACCTACATAAGTAACCTCTTAGAGAAGATAAACCCCGCCACTGGCAGGGTGCACACAACCTTCAGGCAAACCGGGGCCAGGACTGGGCGACTTAGTTCTAGCGACCCCAACCTACAGAACCAGCCTGCGTACATTAGGAGTGCTTTTGTATCTGGTGAGCACTACAAATTATTAGCCAGTGATTATGCGCAGTTGGAGATGCGCATACTTGCGCACTTCTCGAAGGATAAAACCCTATGTACCGCTATTAAAGAGGGGCATGACGTCCACTCTATGACGGCGGCAAAGATGTTCAAAGTTATTTATGAAGACATCGTCGAAGCTAGACGCATAGACGATGAGGGTGGAGAAGTAAGCCCCTACCAAAAGGAGCTACTGGCTCGGAGGGTAGCGGCTAAAGCCATTAACTTCGGGCTCATGTACGGACAGGGAAGCGGCAAACTTGCCGCGACTTTGGAATGCAGTAGAGATGAAGCGGTCGGCCTCATCAGGCAATACTTTAGGGCCTTCCCAAAAGTCACAGCCTACTTCAAGAAGGCCATAGCCAAGGCTAAAGAACTTGGCTACTGCACAACGATCTTGGGCCGGAGAAGGCAGGTAGACCAACTTAGGTCACCTCTCCCTTCTGACGTAGCTCAGGGCGAACGGCTTGTGAAGAACAGCCCTATCCAGGGCTCGGCAGCGGACATCACCAAGATGGCTATGATTGGGCTCTACGAAGATCCCGTCATCACAGCCTCCGGTGTGAAGATGCTGCTGCAGGTGCACGACGAGGTCGTGTTTCAGGTTCCTCGTGAGCTTGAAAATAACGAACAAGTCAACAATCGAATCCAACAAATCATGAACCATCCCTTTGACTTTGACTTGGAAGTTCCTTTGGAAACTTCGAGCAAGTACGGGGACAACTGGCTGGAGTGTAAGTGATGAAGCAAGCGCTGAAACCAAAGAGTGAGTTCGAATACGAGCTACAAGATAGCTACGCAGAAGACAGAATCTGGATTCGGGTTAAGCAGCCAAAAGGCGCAGGGGAGGCGGACGTAGGTATACTCGTTACCGACGAAGGAATATCTATAGACGTATACCCTGCAGCAGACGAGTTCAACTCCGAACCAAATGTAGCTTTCGAGCCTTGGGTGTTATGGTCCGATATAACCGACAAACAGGAGAGCAAATGACGAAAGTTGACAAGCACTGTAAAGAAACATTTGAAAGGGACCGAGAGGAGTCCCAAGCCTTTCCAGCCACCACGGTCTGGGAGTTCCAACCGGGCAACGGAACCCGGTACGAACTGATCTATACCTCGCGCCTGCGTCAAGGTCGGTCCATGATTAGCTTCATGCGCTACGCGGCAGGCGGCATTTGCATGGTGTTCAACAGCGACGGCTTCCTCCATTACACGTACATGATGGAGAAGATGCACGACATCAGGATCGCTGACGCCGCAGCAGTGCTGGAGTTCCTCCAGCTTATGGGCCACGGGGTCGGCATGCCTGAAGAGGACGCGTACGAACGGATGGAGGACATCAGCGGCCCAAACCGGGTGTACCCCACATTAGTCACGGAGTAAGTAATGGCTGATAAAGGAATAGGGGTGGGAAACTGCCCCGACCATGGAGATTACTATTTAGACGCACAAGACAGTCCGTGCCCCTCTTGCGAGGATGGTGGGCTGGCAGTCTACCAAATCCAGATAATTGACGAAATAAAGGCAAGCTCACCGCGACACGCGCTGCGGGTTTTTCTTAGTCGCCTTCGAGATGAGGAAACCGCAGCTTGCGTGGAGCATCTTCAAAGCGGCGAGAAATACGTCATAGAGTGCCAAACTGGTGAGTGCCTAAGCATGAAACTTTAAACTGGGGCGTAAATGACATACCAGTACGAGTGCTTCGGGGAGACATTAGAATTTGCCGAAGGCCTTGGCTGGGTGGATACCCATCCAGGCACAGATGACCCTGGCTACGACGGCCCAGCGGCAGACGCAATTGAGCAAGAGGCCCTCGAATTCATCGCGGGCAAGGGCTACACAGTAGTCGGATTTGACTAGAGCGCACAGGCGCTAGAACAAAAACTAAATGAAAACATCATCGCATAAGACAATCCACCTTACAGAAAATGAACTCAAAGAGGCACTCGTTGCCTATCTTTCCACGAAAGGTGAGCACTACCTAAGTGCTCATCTTTCAAAGAATGCCTATGACCTAGATTGGTCACAAAATGGTAAAGAGTTCATCATCTCAATGGATGGGGAGTTCGATGATGACGCTGTTAGGCTGGAAAACGTAAAATACGCCCTCAATAAACTGGGGGTCCATTTCGGTGGGCTAGAGGAGGCGCTAAACCGACATGTCTGGAAAAAACCAGACTAGGAGAAAAATGACATATTTTGATGTCCCAGTAAAGGAACTCTTATTGAAGCTGGAAGAGGCGCATATGAGCCTGACCAAAAGGCTACGTACGTCGGTAGAACGGAGCCTCTCCTTGTCCAAAAGATTGGATACCTCCAGGGTAGAGATACAACGACAAGTAGAGAGGAACCTACTCTTGGAAGAGGAGAACCGAAAACTAAAAGTTGACGTCCTCTGCCGCACATGCACTGAAGTGCTGAAATAAACCAGACTAGGAGAAAGGAATGAAGCACCAACAAAGATGCCCGAATTGTGACTGCGAAACAGTTACAAAAATACATACAAAAATAAATGAGACTCCGCACCCCTCACTCGAAGTATTTATCAAGGGGCTGGGGACGCCCAGTCCAGGGGACTCACCAATATACTGTTGTCTCGAATCCTTTGAGGGTAGATGGCAGTTAGTCGTGTGGTCCGACATTAACAAGGAAGCCCCAACACACAGGATTGACATGTCCGGTGCCTTTGAAACCAACAATTAAGTTCACGGCGAATAAAGCCTACGGGCAAGGAGCCCAAGACGCCGGGAACGACGCAGGCGAGTATATTGACCACATTAAAAGTAGGGAGATTCTAATGCCAGACATAACGACGTGTTCTGGAGAAGGATGCAAACTGAAAGATACCTGTTACAGGTACACGGCAAGTCCGAATGACAATGACCATCAATCATATTTCCTCGCTGAGGGGTGGAACCATCTTGATGGAAGTTGTAAATATTATCTCAATCTTAATCCTTGTTTGGAACTTCCCGAAAGGGTGGGACCAGAAGATCCAACAGAAAGAACGCTAGTTCAGAGCTAGCTCAAAAGGAGGAAATCGATATGGGGTGGTGGAGCATTGACCATGAGGACGGCGGAATTGGAACTAAGGTAACTGGGATGTTTGGTGGGGATATTCCCGCCGACGTTCTAGGTAGGGCGTTCGATAGGATTATCGAGTCGTACGAACATGAGTTCGGACGTAAACCCTACGAGAAGGAACTCATTGCTGCCGCAAACTTTGCCTTGGGTGGTTACGACTTGTGCGTTAAACCCGAAAACGTTGTCTATGCCTCAACAGGCGCAATTGGGCTAACTCAGCCCCAACAACATGGGTTGCTTACCAAAGGAGAAAAAACCAATGACGGGCCCTAGGGACTACGGTCTGCCGAATAGCGAGCCTACAAGTAGGCCGATAGCCAGTCCTCTGCCCACCATAACCCCTATAGATGCCTGCCCTCTATGTAGGTGCAAAGAGGTCATGGTGATCACGCTAGAGGTGAACCAGCCTTTACTAAAGGGCGGAAAAGGTAAAGGTAGCTACTTCGGGTGCCCTGCCTGCCCGTGGGCATCCCCCATGCTAATTACAGCAACAAAAGAAGAGGAATAAGGGAACCATGGACATAGACAATTCTGAGGAGTTCAAGATACAACGTTGGGATAGACCAACAATCGTCTCAGTCATCTTAACGGCGGCTTTAGCTCTTGGGATGCTGAGTGTAGTCGTATGGGTGCTGGTCTAGCCACCCAGTAACTTTAACAGGGAGTTTGGAGATGTGGGGAAAGATTAAATTCGATTCACAAAGGCGCTATGACGGTGCCCAATTGAATCAATTTTTTGAGGAGATCGTTCTAATTTTTGAGAAGGGGTGCCCAATACCAATCCCCCCTGACGGGGTGGAGCTATCTATACGTAGCACAGGGCCCGCTATACAGAAAAGAGTGGCTCTCCTCCCCACATCTAGCCCACAAAACAAGGAGCAAGGTAATAAGGCAGGGCCTGCCTTTTACCCCAAGTGCCCATGAAGCTAACTGAGAAAAAGGACCAGACGTTATTAGTGTTTAATAAACACGAGGTTGCCTCTTTAGAGAAGGCCGTTGCCATTGTTCGTATGGCGCGGGAGAAAATTAAGAATTTAGACCAGCCGCTCAACTGCCTTCTAGGCGACGTGCAGTGGGACCTAACAAGAGTATTGGGCGCACATGCGCACACAGAGGGCGTACCCCTGCAAGAATTATCGGACGAACAGCCCGACATAAAATAGGGCTTTTTGGGTATAAGCTCCTTGTAGCCAACCCTATTCGGGGAGCGCGTGTCTTAAGCTGAAAGGGAGGACCATTCATGGCTAGGTACAAAGTAAACTGGTGCAAAACTTACTACGTGCATGGAGACGTAGAGATTGAGGCCAATTCAAAAGAGGAGGCCGAAGAAATCGTCTTAGACGAGATCGGAGACTACACAGGTAGTATGCTCTACGCGGGCGATTTAGATTTTGTTGAGGTCCTAGAAATAACAGACATGTGCAACGAGGACGAGTGGGTCCGCTCATCCGAGCAGACAATAAAGGAGATGTGCAATGAATGACTTTTCAGACTGGGCAATAAAACGCGCCGAAGAAAAAGAAAAACATAAAAATGCGCAATTCGCTAAATTTAAAGAACACCTGCCTAAGATAAAAGAACAAGCTGTCTCTAGTATTAAGATAGAATACTGTGGGGGCGGTGATAGTGGAGAAATTCAAAACCTCATCTATTGCGATGTGGACGGAAGGGAAATTTATGAATCCTGTGCTTGGGGATGTAAAGACCCCACTGCTCTTTCGAAGATATTCGAGGCAAAGAATATCCCAAACGCTCAATACAGGCACACTGCATACCGCACTGATGCAAAAACAGGTGAGAGCGTCAGAGAGCAGACGTACGTTGACGGTTCCCTCAACGACATCGTAGAAGATGTTGCCTACAGCTTACTCCCTAGCGGGTGGGAAGTTAACGAGGGGTCTCGCGGAACTATTACATTTCATCTTGACGAAACCCCAGTCAAGGTTGAGCTAGAACACGGCTGGGAGATAATAAAAACAGAGTGGGAGGCAGGTACTTACGAAATATGAAACCATATTATCACTCTTTGCTATCGGCAAAGAAGTTTGGCGGTACGCCCGAAGATTATCTAGAAATACATCGATGGTTTGATAAAAGTAAGGCAGGCCTTGCCGATGTCAGACACCGAGCCGTTAGACATCACTCAGAAGGTATCTTCTGGTGTGAGGAGGTCTTCGGCAGTATACTAACCAATAGCGAAGGGAAGAAAATACCAGTCCGAAATATCGGAGAACAGCACGTGTTAGACGACCTCGGATGGATTCCGACCCTAAAAGATTGGTTACAAAATATGAAAGTAGACTCTTGGATGCTGAAGGCAAATAAAGAGTCTATAAAGCAAGTAGTGCTTATTGACTAACTGAGAAAACCCAGCCCCTTGTGAAGGCCAGGAGATCCTACGAAATGATTAAATACGGAATTGTCCAGGCTCAGATTGATGAGTTAGTTAAATTAGGCTGGACTGAGACTAAAGCTAGAGAAGCTGTGGCTCAGGGTAAGGCCGAGAATATGATAAAGGAGGCCAAGGCCTGTAAAGAGCCCCCTGTAAAAGAAGAAAACTCTCCATCTTATTAGGAGGTAATATGCCGGAGGACTTATCAAAGTTAATCAAAAGTATTCAGAAGGACTTAGGCGGCGGGGCTACAATCACCAACCTGAGTGATGTCCCGACGCCCTTTGAGACAAGACTGCCTACTGGCATCTTGTCAATAGATACGGCCCTACGGGGAGGGTTCCCTGCGGGGAGCCTCAATCAGTTGTTCGGGCCGGATGGGTCGGGTAAAGACTACCTGACCAACTTGGTTATTGCCGAGGTTCAGAAAAAGTACGGGGACGACGCCAATGTCTTCTGGATGTCTTTCGGGTACAAACCCGATAAAGAATTCATGAGGATGGCGGGAGTCCAAATAAAACGTTCTGATGAAGAACTAGTAAACATAGGTGTAAAGCCCTCTGAAGCTACAAAAGAGCAAAAGGGTAAATCTGTAGGGAACCTTCTGTTCATTGATGTTGCGGATAGCACAACATCAAAAGAGCAGCCAGCCGAAACTTTGCTTAACGCTGTTCTGGGTCTCGTAGACTCGAATAAGTTTCATCTGGGGATTGTCAACGAACTGGGCTCGGGGGAGACCCGAGACAACGTAGTAAAGACCTTGGGGAAGGACCCCAAAATTGCCACATGGGCTAGTCTCATGACGCAGTTTTGCCAAAAGTTCTATAGCGCTATGCGCTTTAGTAAAGACGGCGAGATCAACAAAACCTGTCTCATCGTAATTAACCCCGTAAGGGCTAACATGAATATGATGAGCGCAAAGTTTAATCCGTTCTCACAGAGTGGGGGGCATGCTTTAAAACATGCTAAGGCCGTAGATCTTCATCTTAAACCTGCGGGGTATATCCGCAAAGGTAAAGGAGGCTCTAAGAGTGGGAAGGACATTGCGTGGAAAATTATGAAGGGCAAGCATGGTGTTAGTGAGGGGGCGGAAGGAAAGTACGCCTTTCATTTCAACAAAGGTGTAGACCTCATAGCTGATCTCGCTAACACCGCAAAAGCCTACGGCACCCTAAAAAACGCTGGGAGGTACTACTACATCCTCGACTACGAGGACCGAATAGAGGGTGGTATCGAAGGAGTTACGGCTATCCTAAAGGAAAGCCCCTCTTTAGTAGAGGAGTTAAGGGAAGCCACCATCGCAGCAGCCCATGAAGGCTGAAAAGGTAATAGTTGTCGTGGGGCGGAGCCCTACATATAAAAAAGTTCGCTGCCGTGACTTTTTGCCGGGACTGGTCTCAAATCAGTCACCGGATAAAAGTAGGACCGCCAGTTTAATAAATATCACCCATAGGGACACGGGGGTAGCAATCCTGAACTATGTCCCTGTGGGTGCCCTTTCGGACGTTAAGACTCGTTTACAGAAGGAGAATTGGTCTCTTTCTCTAGGTGAGATATTTCACAGTAATAATCATAGAGAAGCTGTGGAGGGCACGATAGAGTATATGGCCAACCAGGACAGTTCCAAGAAGCAGGAAAAACGTATAGCTGATGACCTAGAGGGTCGCGTTCAGCCAGCATCAGGCTCACGTTGGGGCTATAAGCGAGACGTAACCACACCTGAGTTCTTTATAGAGGCAAAAACATCTGATGCCTCTAGCGTAAGTATAGTGGAAAAGGACCTGAGATTTCTCAAACAACAGGCGTACCAACAAGGAAAGATCCCTGTATACATAGTGGAGCTTCGAGGAGAAAGCGTGGCTGTGTTACCCAAAGAAGAGGTCTACCCACAGTACATTGAAACTACAACGCTTGTGGGCGTTCGAGGCACGAAGTCATTCCCAATAAATGCCAAAATGCTAACTCTCGTAGAAACCGAAGTGGCTGAGGTTAGCGTCCTCTCTGGAAGATACTTGATCATGAACTACACGCGCTTTCTAGAAATAGCGAAAGGAGAAACCTAATGCCTAAAGACTACGACGCGAATTTCAACGTATTGGAGGAACTTAATGACCTCCTTCTAGAAGAAAACAATAAGCCGTGGAAAAGAAAAAAGAGTAAGTACCACCCGTCAGCAATTACCGGGTGTAAGCGTGCCCTATACTACGACCGGGTAGGTGAAGAACCGAAGCAAAACATTCACGCATCGCTTAGAATGCTCTTCGGGCTGGGCCACGCTATCCACGGTTTTGTGCAAGAAAAGCTTGAAGTAAACGGTCCCGAGTTCAAAGCTGAGGTCGTAGCTCAATTTGACGAACTTAGTATCTACGGCAGATGTGACGGAATCTGGTGCGAGAAGGGGTGGATACTTGAAATAAAGACCATTGGTGACAGCAGCTTTAGAACTTTAGTAAAGCCTAAAGAGCCTCACATACACCAAGCGCACTGCTACATGAAAGCACTGGACACCCCACGAACACAGGTTCTTTACGTAAACCGAGACTCTGGCCAAATGCGGCTATTTCGAATCCATTTCGACGACGAAGTCTGGGCAAAGATAAGGGGGACCATTGAGTTCGTTGAGTCCCACATAGAGAACGGAACTGCGCCCCCAAAGGAGGAGAGTTACTATGGCTGCCGAAGTTGCAAGTTTGCCCATGTATGCAAACCGGTTTACTGATGGATGATATTTTCCTTGACCTCAAGTCACAGTTGGAGGCGGACCTTAAAACTACGGGGTTCAACCCCGGTACTGAGCCGCCTCAAAAAGAACCAGAAATAATAACTAATCTATCGGAATTGAGAGTAAGCTCTCTCAAGAACCTTTATGATCAATACTTAATATTCTATGGATATCTTACCGACCAAATTACGCGGTGCTTGGTCTTCTCAGAAGTAACTAAGGCTAGGCAGGCTCAAAAACAAGCGGAGGCCATGAAAGAGGCCCACGCTAATAAAGAGCTAACGAACGCAGATATCAGGAAAGCGTATGTTGAGACTAACAATAGCTATCTCTTAGCCAAGAGAGACTACCTGTACTTTAAACAGCTTCTCGCTGCGCATGAAGAGCGTAGAAGGAAAATGTCCAAGAGTATGGACAGGGTGGGAAGAGAACTTTGGTTGAGAACTCAAGATAAGTTCCCCCACCTATCTGAGGAGGACATGGATAACCACCCCCACACCAGACGTAGGTTTAGAAAACTTGAATAACGTAGTCTACAGAGCCACGTTAACCTGCTTCCCGCCGTCCACTAACAACATGTATATATACACGCGGAGAGGCCCAGTGGCGTCTAAAGAAATGGTTCAATTCAAAAATAGAGCCAAGATTCAACTGGCACGGCAGGCCTTGACTTTATCGTCGAACATAGTAAATAACGTACCTTACCGATTGGTAATGGAATTCTACCTGCCGACCCTGGAGAATAAGAACTGGCCAAAGACAAAGACCAGATTCAAGCGGCGTGACGTAAGTAACCTGATAAAGGTTACTGAGGACCTGATATCGGAATGTATCGGAGTAGACGACTCATGCTTTATAGAAGTAGTGGCCAAGAAACTACATGGGCCAGATCATAACTTTGAGGGTATAGAAATTTACCTAGAAGCGCTGAACGATGGAAATTAAGAAGGCGGAACTTCTACATATTGTATGGGAACAGATGGACCGAAGGGCTCCTCTGGACTGCGGGGAAGAAGTACTACATGACTTCTTAATGTACAGGGCAAAGGAACTACCTGAGTCACCTGTAAATAAAAAAAGAGATAAAATCATAGAGTATATAAAACTGAACAGAAACCGGCTCAGCTTGTACTGTGACGGTAACTGCTATAACCACCACGACGGCATAGTGCTTTTTTGTTATAAACAACTAATAAAGGAGGAGAGACGTGACCAAAAGATCTAAGCTAACCAAGACAATGTTACGGAAATTGGACAAGAGTGAGCTAAGGATCATCGCCATAACGGGGATGGGCCAGGACATGCTGGACGCTTACCAATTAAAAGGGGAAGGCCTCGTGGACTGGGTTCACAGCCGACCTGGGGAGTTTGCGGACTTTAATGTAGACGGTATCGACAATGAGTCTTTTCGAGAAGGTATCACTGACTACGTAAAGGCTATACAGCGGATGTTGACGGGTGAGGGGTCCATACCTTCATGGCCGACTATACCGAACGCCCAGGAAGAAGTCGTAGAAGAGCCTACTCTCGAAAAGGAAGTCGTTGAGACTAAGGAAATGACAGAAGTAGCGTCTACCGATGTCATAGAGATTCCTGAAGAGTACCTTACTAAGGCAGGCAAGCCTGATCTTCGTAAAAAGGCAGTCAGGGAACTACTGGGGAAACCAGCACTCAAGAGGACACGAAAGACCACTATTCTGTCTCCCAAAAAGGTACAATTGGAGGTGCCAGAAAAGGAACTTAGAGAGAGCGACATAAACGTTGCTAGCCAACTAAAGGCTGAACTCTCTGCTATCGAGCAGAAGCTCGGTCAAGCGGAAGAGCGCTTTGAAGGTATAGAGAACGCTCTTCTATTCATTCTTAACGTCGGTAGGGAGTTCCTGGACTCATGTACGACCCTAGATGGGTATCCAGTATATGAGAACATGAACGGGATACCGAAACCGGTAGACTATTTAGATGATGACACCGACTCTGATATGTAAGACAATACTCGCAAGTAGTCTCTTCTTTAATCCCATTTGGCTCGACGCCCACCCGGAGATTAAGGAAGAGGCTACTGTTGTTTGTGAAGAAGTAGCCCAGAAGGCCATAGATACTGGGATAGACCCAGTTCTGGTCACGGCCCTCGCCTACAGCGAAAGTAGGTTTAAGCGCCATCTGAGGAGCAAAGCGGGGGCTATAGGGCCCCTGCAGATCATGGCCCACCACCACTGCCCCGGCAGACGGAGCAAGGGCTGTGACTTGGTCCAAACAGGCATAAACACTCTAAGAAAATTAGCGATCCGATACGGCTGTGGCAAGGAACTACAAAAGCACACCGAAGCGCTCCTAAACAAAGGTGGGGAGGCGTATACCAGTTGGCTGGCTAAACAGGCCATCTGTGCGTCCCCTGATTGGGAAAAGACCATCTGTCACTATAACTCAGGGACTACCTGCTACTCTCGGGGATTTCCTCGATTGGTTCTAAGTCGAGCAAAAGTAATCCAAGAGTTGTTGGAGAAGCAATGATAGAATTACTCGGTAATATTACTATGGGGATGTTAATCATAGGCGGGTTCTGTATGTTCATAATCGCCAATGTACAGGATGAACCAAAGGAATAACCCCTTAAAAGTGCAAAAATAGACCCTTTTTTTGGGATAAGAATAGTGAAGGACAAAGACAGCCCATCAGAATTCTCTGGTGGGCTTTCTGTTTATAAGCCAAAAATCCAAAATAGGAGGATATATCATGGCTAAGCGTAACGGTTCCAGTTTCTTTCGCAACCCCTTCAAGCGCACCCCCATCCACCGGACCCGTGAGGGCCAGATCCTCGCCGCGAAAGCGGCGGGTGTCGGTCTTGGGGTTGGCGTGGGGTTGGCGTGGGTCGCGCCCCGCCTGTGGAGCGGCGTCCAGGCCGTTGTCAGCTTCCTCAACCCCTTCGGGGAAGAGGAGGAGGGGGGGAGCCCATTGAGCGAAGCGGCCCCCGTGGCCCCTGAGGTTGCTGCCCCCGTGGCCCCTGAGGTTGCTCCTGAGGCTCCTGCCCCCGTAGCTCCTGCCCCTGAGGCTCCTGCTGCTGTGGTTGCCCCGACCGAGGCCCAGGCCGAGGAGGCCCTGATCAAGGCCAAGAGGGCCTTGATCGAGACCAAGGCCAAGATCGAGGCCGACAAGGTCGAGGCCGACAAGGCCAAGAAGGTCGAGGCCGACAAGGCCAAGGCCAAGGTCGAGGCCGACAAGGTCGAGGCCGACAA